TGATGTGTCACGATATTCCACATAGTAATATGTATTTCCATTCTCTGTGGTCAGAATAGAATGTTTAATAGGACTAAATACAGTGAGTATAGATTTTAATGTTTCTTTCTTTGCTTTAAAGAATGAATCAAATGTTTCTTTATTAGTAATTCTTCTTGAAAATGTCATAATAAAGTTGTTATTAAACTTTTTTAAATGTAAATTCATGTATTTTGTTGTTACACAATAATCAAGATCAAATAATACATTCTTTCTATTAACATCTGCATTAAGAATATTTCCATATGTAAGACTCACTTTAGATTTTGTTCTTAAAAACCTAATTTGATCAAATATTGTAGAAATATGGTTTTCATATATTTCAAACTCTGTATAACCTTTTGATTTACAAAATTTTACATAATCATTTATATCTGGACCAGCTAACCCTACAATTTTATTAATCTGTTTTTCAGCAAATAAAGAGAATAAAAACTCCCTACATTTATGTTTATTGAATGCATTGATGTATGTTTTTTTTCTTTCTGCCATTATTTATAGTTTAGTGATGATCACAACATCTCCATGCACTGTAGCTTCTACATCATTCCATTCTGTCTTATTAGGAGAAATAGATGTTAAATACATTTCAAATAGTTTTTCATCTGTTATACTGTCTCCTATTCCAAATGGTTGTACACCATCACCTGTTTTTCTATATTTGTTTGTAGAACACCAGCTCAACACCCAATTAGAATAATGTATTACATCTGCTGAATTAAACTGTGTAGGAGTGGGTTTTTCTAACATTTGTATATCCATCTTTGGAAGGTCTTCTAAATGATCAGTTGTCCCAATGATTTTCCATCCTCTTTGAGGCATAGATGTGTTCTTTATGATTTTATACATAATAACACCATTCCACATATAATTCCCTTCTGTAATACTTGACTCTTCCATTAAATAATAATGGTGTTCAATTTTTAAAATCTTCATAATTAATTGATTTTTAATGAATTAAAAAAAAGCTCCTGACAAATTAATGTCAAGAGCATTTCACACATACACACAAACTAATATTTTCCGTAATATCTACTTACGTTTAATGCAATACACCATTGATTGAATGATAGTTGTTCATCTGGTGTGACTGTTGTTACTCCTGTTGAGCATGAATCAATTGGTTTACTCTCACCAAATATGATTTTAATTAAAATTGTTTTCATAACTAATTAATTTAATTTTGTTCAGAATCATCATCAACAATCCACTCTTCATCACCCTCTAATATATATTCTTGTTGATCGTAATATTCATAATATGGAGCAATGATTGCTTTTTCCATATATATATTAGGAACAAGTTTATACATGTCATCATATTGAACTTCATCATCATCTGTATAGTGTTCAATAACATCCACCTTTACAAATCCATCATAATCTTCCATAATAGTGTTAACATCTGTTATTGTAATATCTCTCAACTCATCAGTGTGGTCACCTTCATCAATCCAACCTATTTGATGAGGTTGTGCAATGATGTAATATTCTGGTGTGTTAGGATTGGTGTGTGAGATGATGTACAATTCAACAGGAGCACCATGTGTTCTCATATATTCTTCATGGTCACGAGGAACATCTTCAAGAGTTATCACTTTAAGCTGTTGTCCAACATTAGTATAGAACAACATTCCTTTCTCAAGGGATCTTGGCATGTAAGATTTTAATACAAGCTTTGCTAACTGATACATAATAATTTGTTTTAATGGGTTGAAACTTGATATGTTGGGTGATTGGGAATTATGTAGTTCCCTGTATTATGATGTCTCATATATCTTCTTGTATCTCTTCTAATTTCCCTTTTACTAGGAATGTAAGAATACTGAGGTGTACAACTATATATGCACAACAATAATAATATGTATTTCATTTGTTTTGTTTTAATGTGTAAGTTCTCCCTACGTCTAAATAGATTTCAGGAGACCCTTCACACATAATTATTTAATAAGAACGTCTTATGTTATGTTTCTTTATTCCTTCACCAGTCATTGTTCTTGAATTACCATGGCATCCATATCCATTGTGTGAACATCCTGATAGACATGCAAGCAAGAACATACAAATTGCTGCAATGATGAGAAGAGCTGTCACTCCCTTTAGTTCAACAAGATCGTTGTATATGATTTCTTCTTTTGTGTCCATTGGTCTTGATTTAAACATAATCATCAATATAAAGGATGCAAATGCTCCCATTAAGATGATTATATAATGTTCTATTTCTTTACAAGAATAGAAGAAATGATAAATAAATACTCCTACAAATACAACTGTAGCTATTAATAATAGCCAATAAATGATTTTTTTCATGTTTGTGTGTTTTGTTTATAAATGTATGTTTATTTGTTTAAATAAAAGCCCAGATGTAGAAACATCAGGCCTGTCCTTCCATAATTAACCCCACGTTAATCTCTCAAGGTCTTCCATAATAGGAAGAAGGGCAAGAGCATCTTGTAATGTCTCAGCCCAAATTTTGTGTCCATCAATAAGCCAATAGTGCTCATCTGATATTGTTATTTTTTCTGTTGTCATTTTTTTGTTGGTGTTTTAACTTTGATGAATGAATCAAAATAACAAAATGCTCCTAAATAGCCCATTAATGATAGTGCATTGATAAGCATAAAGTTAATCCTGCTAACAGGAAGAACAGCAAATCCAGCAAATAACATTCCTGTTGTGACAATAATCATAAAAATTGTCATAAATAAATAAAATCCTTTTTTCATGTGTGTGAGTTTTTATTTTTAATTAATAAATTTTACTTTGTTTAGATCGATGTTTCTAACATTGAACCAAGACATAATCCTTTCATGCTTGTCCATTTTAATAAGCTTATCTTCTTCTCTATCATATAGAGAATAAACTTTCCTATCTCCTTCATTGTATTCATATTTAACTACGTATTTACATAATTCTGCTGAATATGCCACTTCTAATTCCTCAAGAAGCTCTAATTGCTTCTCAAGTTTCTCTTTAATAAGGTTAATAGCCATTGTTATTAGTTTTAAAGTGAATTATTATACTCGTTTTTTTCAATAATTGTATTTACAATTGAACGTCCTAATGATTTACAACCTATTCTATATCCATCTTTATAAGCCTTGTCTAACATTTTGGTTATAAAATAATCCAACCCATTAGCTCTCTTAATGGAAAAATCAAATCCTTTAAAATCAAATAAAATTACATTTTCATGAGGATCAATCTTATAATTAACACAAAGCTCTTCTAAAAGCTTTCTTACTTTAGGACTTCTAATCTCTAAATTATGAACCTTTTTACCCTTAATGATTGTTTCTTCCATGATTAAATTATTTAATATGTGTGAATAAAAATTGAGAGGCTTGGGTACCCTCTCCCACCGTTTAGCAGGTTGAAGCTCTTATCTCCACACCAGGTCTTTGACCTTACAGTGGCTGGGTGTTAAACAATGTAAGACTATGACAAGACTTTTGTCCTACACTGTGCTAGCTATTTTTCTTAAGCTCGTAATAATCAACTAAGAATTGTTCTAAAGATGTATCCAATTCATCTCTAACAAGAGAATTAAGTTTATTATACACCTCATCCAAATCTTGTATATACCTTTTAAGTCTAAGTTCTTTTACTTCTGATAGTATATTCTTTAATTCTACCATTTGTTTAATACTTTCCATAAACTTGTTTTTAATGTGTGTGAATAATAATGTTCCCTCTGCACTCAGATGTAATAGATTGACGTGATTAACATTCAGAAGTTCACAGCAATTTGTCTACTACATCTGTCCACCCTTGGGAAACTGATTAAAGAGATGTGTGTTTCAACACATCATTGGCTGCAAGGCTCTACTTATTAATCAGTGCAGTTTTATATATATCTGCGTGGAATTGGTGCATTAAACAAAAGGACTATAATAGTCCTTAATAACAATATCTCATCCAATCTGGTGTACCATCAAATATACTACATGGTTCATAGTCTCCAAACTGCTCATCAGCACAATAATCACATATCATTCTCTCTTCTTTCCTACCATCAGTCCAACCTGTAACAACTTTATGTCTTGGATCACCACAAGAATCATCTAATACATTACCACAATCATGACATACACATTTGTGCTTTTTAGGAGCATCAGGAAGTGTAATCTTTCCTATAACTTTAATACTATTCATAATAAACATTATCTTTTATAGAGGACAAACTCTTTTTTATGTGTGTATGTAAAACTATAACTTAATGCTATATCTATGTTTTAAAAATTGGTTTATTGTTATTGTATTTTGTTGGTTCTCAAGGAAATGTGAATCCACAGCACCTCATTTGTGTCCAACATTGGTGCAATAATATTCCCCACCCTACGTAATAATGCATCATTACCCACCCTTATATATATAATGGTGATAGAAAATGGGGACTACCAGTTGGTAATCCCCAAAGTTCTTAAGCAAGTTCTTCCAGTTGAGCAACACTTGCACCTGTGATGCTGTATTGAGAAACCGCTTGGCTAACGTGATGAGATAATTCTCCATCAATCGATGCTTCAAGAACGTGTGCTTCAATAAGCTTCGCTTTGGTAGTGAACAAAGCACCAGCAGTCAATCTGGTCATAGTTGTTGAGCCATCAGCAAATGGTATCACTTTACCGTTCGCATCTTTGGAAGCAGTATAAGTGCGTTCTTCTGCTGTGACAAACAATGGAAAGATGACATCAGCATCCTTCGTAAATCCTGCTCCACTCATCTGCTTTGCAAAGATGTGCACACGTTTGCCAGATGGTGTGTAACCGCTAAAATTCTTCTCTTTGGTGAATGCTCCACCAGTAATAACTAATGTGTTCATAAAAAATGTTCGTTTAAATAATGATTCGAGCAAGTGACTACAGGAGGATATCCCCACCGCTCAATTTGTGGCTGGGTCTTTGAGATGGAGTAGGCTCTTCTCACATCAATATAAAATATTTTTTGTATGTCAAGGGAGGGGGGCTATATAAAATTTTAGAAAATGTATGGGGATGTGTTTCATGTGGAACATATATTTGAAAAAAGATTTGGTTTGTATTATATATAGTTTGTAACTTTGGGGAGATGTGGGTGGGTTAAGAATTAATTGTTCCTGAATATCAAATGTGTAAATATATATTGTTATGGTTGTTTCAATTGTTTTTATTGTTAGTTTTTTGATTGTAATGTCTATGGTTTGTGGGTTTATAGGATTTGATGAGTTGGAAATATCTTTAGAGATTAAATCTTATGGTCATCCATATTTTGATCTTGGTATGTCTTTTAATGGTCAGGAAGGTATAGATGAAGAAGGGAAAGAGATATTGGAAGAATGTTTTGTTATAGGGTTGTTCTTTATTAATGTTGTGTTCATCTTTATAAAAAAGATTTGATGCATAATATAGCAATAGATTTAATGTTTGTATTTGACATTGTATGATATTGTGCTATCTTTACATCAACTAAATAAGAGTTATGGCAATGTTACAGAAGCTTAAGAATTCATCAGAGGATAGTTTTTCTCTAGCAGAGAAGTATTATTCTATTCTCTCAGCTGTTAATTCTCTTAAGCTGACACATAGGGAAATACAGCTTGTAGCATTTACAGCTATTAAGGGAAACATTTCCTATTCTAACATTAGACAGGAGTTTTGTGATAGGTATGGAAGTACAAGTCCTACGATTAATAACATAATTTCCAAGCTCAAGAGGGTGAACATTCTTATTAAGGATGGAACAAAGGTGAAGGTGAATCCAATGATTATTCTTCCCTTTGAGAAAGACGTTACATTAGAAATAAAACTGATACATGGATAAGCCACAGAGTCTTTCAATGAGAGACTATCTTGTTAGGAAACTGGCAGTGAAGTTGATGGTGAATGAAAAGGTGGTTGACACTGTTGTAGCTCACCAGTTTAGTTCTGCCAATGATGCCCTTCGTGTAAATGATTCTATAGAAATAAGTGGGTTTGGAAAGTTTTTCTTCAACCACAAGAAGGCTGTTAAGAGGATGGAGACATTGCTTTCAAAGAGAGCTTTTTTTCAGAATGTTATTGACAATCCTGAAACCTCTGAACAGAAAAGAATCTCTGCACAGAATAAGTGGAACAATAATGAAATAGATATTGAAACATTAAAACAGAGAATTCATGATTAACTTTTCCCAGATTTATGAGGGCTGGAGAAATAACATTGTTCCCCCTGCTCATTTAAAAGATTTGATTAAAGCAACAGGTGAAGAAAGGATTAATATATGTCTTAATTGTCCCCATCATTCTAGGTGGCATAAGACAGCAAGACCAGACAATCATTGTACAAATTGTGGATGTACACTGGCAGCTAAAACTAAATGTCTTTCTTGTAGCTGTCCATTAGATAAGTGGAAGGCTATATTGACAGATGAGGAGGAAGAACAATTTAAAAAAATGATTAATGAAAAAGAATGAAGTGAGACTGCATAAGATTCCCCTGAAGGTGTTCCTTGACACACTTCTTGATCTGTATCACTTTGGTGTGGAATACATTGACATTGTGGGAACTCCAGATGCAGAACAGGATGTAATAGGAATCATGTACAATAGAGATTATATGTCTGAAGAGATGATGAGTAATTTTGAGGAAGAACTAGATGACATTCTAGATAATGAAGAAAAAGAATTTAAAAAAGATATTAAACTGTCAGATGATGACTTAAACCAACTAACATGAACCCATCAGTAGAAGCATTTATTGTAATTGAGAAAATGGCAGCCTTATGTGCAACACCAGGAATCTCAGAAGACACACAGAAAATAGCAAATGAACAAATACAGCATTTGCTCACCAATGTGATTAAGCCAAGCTTAGTAAAACTTACAGCATCTAGTAGTGGTATTTTGTTATAAAGAATTATGATTATGAAAAAAATAAACCACTACAACCAAGTATTACAGATTTTACAGGAACTACAATCTCTCTATCCACAATATAACATGGGTAGACACCTTGCAACATCTCTTGATGAATATGGAGATGTATGGGGAATAACAGACAAAGAACTATTGTTTGCTATAACTAAGTATAAGAACCAACTTGAAATGGATGTTCCACATACAGATGATTTTGAAATAGATGAAATTATTAAACAAGGAATGGATCTTGATAACATATTAAAAGAAGAAGATAATGGCGACTATTAAGAAACAAATGATTAAAAGAGCTGATGGTTCTTATTCACAAAGAGGACTTTGGGATAATATCAGAGCTAATAAAGGTTCTGGTAAAAAGCCCACAGCTGAAATGCTTAAGCAGGAAAAGAAAATAAAGAAAGCTAGAACAGGTGCATGGCAAAGAGCAGAAGGTAAGAGCCCTTCTGGTGGATTGAATGCAAAAGGTAGAGCATCATTAAAAGCTGAAGGACATAATATTAAACCTCCACAACCAGGAGGTGGTCCTAGGAAAAGATCATTCTGTGCTAGGATGAGTGGTATGAAAAAGAAACTCACATCATCCAAGACAGCTAACGATCCAAATAGTAGAATTAATAAGAGTCTCAGAAAATGGAAATGTTAATATGGCAACGATAAAAAAAACTACATACATTAATACAGAGCTAGACTGGGCAGAGCAACAGCTTACATCCTGGAAAGCATATGTTAATGCCAATCCACTTCATGAACTGAAGGATAGGATTGAATGGAAGCCTACAGCTAAAGGAGGAATGTTACCAATGGTGATTGCCTCTATAGAAGCTCAAGGAAAATTTGTTCAAGAGACAATGAAGAACTATCTTGCACTAGTGGAAGTGGTGGAGAAGCTTAGAACAATAGAAGAGAGTAAGGTGGAAGTGAGAGGCAAGGGAGAACTTAGCTCTATGGCTGAAGACTTCCTTAAAAATAGAAAATGATTGAACTACAAAGTATAGATTATAAAGATTGGTTTATAAATCAGAAACGTATTCCTGATAAGGAAAGTGATGAACATAAGGCATTCTTTGATTTTCATAAAGAGCTGTGTTTAAATGGAGCTATGATGAATGGGGTTTATATTAACCCCTTTCTCTATTGGCACTTAAACATCTGGCATACAGAGGTTGATATTATAGATGATAGAGGACGCATCTCTCAGAAATATGCCAATCCATTCCTCAGAGATAATGAATGGGTGGTTACAAATGAAATTGATAGGGCTCAACAGGAGAAACGAGGACTAGTTATATTAGGAATAAGACGTTTTGCAAAGTCTGTAATAGAAGCATCTTATATATCATGGGGTGCTACATTTGATGAAAACTCTCAGAATATTATAGCAGGACTAAATGCTCCAGATATAAAACTGATTACAGATAAGATTGATAAAGGACTCAACTTCCTACCAGAAGCTTGGAGGTGGCAGAGGATAGAGGATAACTGGAAGAACCAAGTGACACTAGGTATAAAGACTAAATCAGGAGAGAGAATACCATTCTCACAGATTCTTATCAGGAACTTAGATGAGGGTAATAATGAAGAGGCTATTGCAGGTACAAAACCTCGTAAGCTTATTATAGATGAGATAGGTAAAGGGAATTTCTTAAGAGGATTACAGGCTGCTGTTCCAGGTTTCACTACACCATTTGGTTGGGGATGTTCTCCAATTCTTACAGGTACAGGTGGAGATATGAAGAAATTCATGGATGCAAAGAGCTTGATGTTTGACGTGGACAATTTTAACTTCCTTACATATAACAATGAGAAGGATGAGAAACGTGTGCATGGACTTTTCATTTCTCACAAGTATAGAATGGAGGCCAAGAATGAAAGTACACTTGGAGCCTATTTAAATCAACCTACTAAAAGTGATCTTCATAATGTAAGTATGCTTGTAAGTGATGAAGAGAAAGCTACACAGATTACAAATGCCAATCTAGAAAGACTTAAAAAAGCAGGGGATAGGATTGCTTATTTAAAAGAGAAGATGTACTATCCTCAGGAAGTGGATGACATATTCCTGAATGAAGATACAAACATCTTTGATATAGAATCTGCTAAGAGACAAAAGAACAGACTATCACAATTAGAAAGAACAGGAACTCCTGTTGTTCTATTCAGCAATGAGGATGGTAAAATAGGTCATGAGTTTACAGACAAACGACCTATAACAAACTTCCCTTTAAAGAATAGTGACATGAAGGATGCTCCTGTTGTTATATATGAATTTCCCATAGACAATCCTACATATGGACTATATGTTGCAGGAGTGGATCCTTATAGACAAGGTAAGTCTGCATATAGTTCTTCTCTAGGAGCTGTTTATGTTTATAAAAGAATGCACGATCTTACAGGAGAGAAATATCAAGATATGTTCGTAGCTTCGTATGTAGCTAGACCTGATAAGAAGGAAACATGGGAAGAACAAGCTAGATTTCTTATTAAGTATTATAATGCAAGGACACTATGTGAGAATGATGATATATCATTTATTGAATATATGAAGGCCAAAGGAGATGCTCACTATCTTGAGAAACAACCACAGTGGCTTATGGAAGTGGTTCCTAATACAACAGTGAAAAGAGAATATGGTGTCCATAGAAGTTCTCAGAAGATAATTGACTATCTTCACAATTGTATTAAAAAGTATATGGAAGAAGTGGTACATATTGAAAAGGATGATGAAGGAAATATAATAAAAGAAACATTAGGTGTACATAAGATATTTGATCCTACATTATTAGAAGAAATAATACAATATAATGATCAGGGTAACTTTGATAGAATTGTAGCAGCAGAACTAGCTATTGCTCAAGCACTTAAGATGGATCCTATAATGGGAAGAGCAGGTGGTTCAGGAGATGATAGAGTGAAAGCAATGTTTGCATCACAAAAGAAAAACACACTATTTACAGAATCGAGAGGAATGTTTAATAATAAAAAACGTAAACTGTTTACATAATGGCAATTATAAGGTATACAAAAGATGCAACTATACGCTATGCGTATTTAAATATATTCCCTGATCAGTTTAAAACTGACAAAGAAAAGCAGGATGAAAGTTGGATTAAAAATACAATGGACTACTTTGCAAATAAAGCTTATGCTGAATATGTAAAGAATAGAGATACATTTGTAAAAAACTATGACTTGGTAAAAGGAATCCTACGTATGGAAGACTTCTATCAGGAACCACAGGTGAAGAGTTTTACAGATATGCTCACTACAGATCTTCAGCTTCCTGCATATGTAAAACACTATTCCATCATCACCACTCCCATCAATGAACTTGTAGGAGAAATCTCCAAGAGACCTGATACATTTAGAGTGAAGGCATTTGATGATGATTCTAAAGCTGAAGAGCTTGAATATAAGACTAATATTCTCCAGGAGTTTGTAATGAACCAGGCAAAAGAAAAGATATTAGAAAAAGCTAAAATGCAAGGAGAAGAATTAGAAGATGATCAGGTGGAACAGATGACAATGGAAAATGTGAAAGATCAACTTGATAGTTATACATCTGTAGCTGAGAAGTGGGCCAATCATATTCTTACATGTCAGAAAGCTGACTTCAATCTAAAGGAAAAAAGTGAAGATGCATTTAGAGACTTATTAATTTCAGCAAGAGAATACTATCATATATATGAAGATAATTCAAAAATTGGATTCAACATTGAAGTTGCTAATCCTAAGAACACATGGTTCCTCACCACTCCTGATAGAAAGTATATTTCTGATCCTACTGGTAGAGCTCAGGGAGCTTATGCAGCTGGTATAGTTCAGGTGATGGAGCTTTCAGAAATCATTGAAAGCATTCCTGATATTACAAAAGATGAGATAGATCATCTTAGATCTTCTCTCCAGGATTATGGATTGATCAATGTTAGAGAATCCAATCTTGGAAATCCAGATGCTATTCCTGGTCAAGATTCTGTAATGTATGATACATATGATCCATTAGTCCTTCAGACAAGAATGATTATTGAGAGTGAGATGAAAGAAAACAATGATGGTCTTAAAGATTTCTTAGGACTTACATCAAACGTATCTTCCTTTGGTTATAAATATGTAGTGGTTAGAGCTTATTGGATTTCTAAAAAGAAGATAGGAAAACTCATCTATACAGATGAAATGGACAATGAACAATCCATGCTTGTTGATGAGACATATAAGAGTGGAACTATTCCTACACAAATTTCTTTAGAATGGGGATGGATAAATGAGTGGTATCAAGGAATTAAGATTGGTCCAGACATCTATCACATTAAACCATACAAACTACTTAACTACTGTCCAATCCTTGGACTTACACATGAGGTGAAGAATACAGAGGCTAAATCTCTTGTAGATTTAATGAAACCTTTCCAAGTTTTATATAATGTATGTATGAACCAGCTTTATAAACTCTTAGAAAAAGAGGTGGGTAAAGTGTATCTAACATCTATAAGACATATTCCTATTCCTAAGGATGGTGATGCTCAAGATGCATTAGATGTTTGGGAAATGGAAGCACGTAATAGAGGGGTTATGTTTATTGATGATTCTCCAGAAAACTTAAAGAGTCCTAGTTCATTCAACCAGTTTAGAGATATAGATCTTACAAGAACACAAGAGATACAATCTAGATATCAACTTGCTATGCAATTGAAGAATGAGTGCTGGGAACTTGTAGGTATGTCTAAACAAAGAATGGGAAGTGTATCAGCTTCAGAATCAGCTACAGGAACTAACACAGCTATACAACAATCTTATTCTCAAACAGAACCTTTATTTGTAGCACATGAATATGTAATGGGTCAGCTATATCAAGCAATCATTGATGCAGCATTATATGTAGAAGCTAAAAAACCACAATCCACACTTTCATACATCACGTCTGAAGGAGAATCAGCATTTGTACAAATAAATGGTTCTGAACTTAGATTTAGAGATCTTAAAGTGTTCACTACAAATAGACCAGAAGATCAACAAATGTTCCAAGAAATTAGACAATTATCTCAGGCTGTTATTCAGAATGGTGGTTCATTATATGACATCATTGAACTTTACAGTACTAAGAGTGTAAGACAAATGAAGAAGGTGTTTAAGACACTTAAGGAAAGACAAGAGCAAATGCAAGATCAACAAATGCAATTACAGCAGCAACAACAACAAGCTCAGCAACAACAACAGCAAGCTCAAATACAACAAGCTCAACAACAACATGAACAACAACTTGCTCATGATGATTATCAAAGAGAACTTGATCGTATTAATAAGAAAGAGATTGCCATCATTGCTGCAACAGGATATGGTAAGGTGGAAAGTGAAGATGTTAATCAAAATGCTGTTCCTGATGTATTGGAAATGAGTAAGTTAACTCATGAGCAAGTGAAAGCTAGTAAAGACTATGAATTGAAACTTGCAGATATTAATTCTAAGAACAAGCAAGCTTCTGATAAAATGAGTATTGAAAGAGAAAAGCTTCAGGTGGCTAGAGAAAATCAAGCTAATGATCTTGCTGTAGCTAAAGAGAATGCAAAAGGTAGAAACAAAAAATCTAAATAATGTTTGATAAACTTGTAGACTTAGTTGTACAATGGATAGAACAACTTCTTCCAGTGGTAATTATTCCTTCTTATGAAGAAGGTGTAAGGCTTAGTTTTGGTAAGTTTAGAAAGGTTTTACATCCAGGAATACATTTTAAGATTCCCTTTGCTGATGAAATACTAAGACAGCATGTTGTTGTAACAACAATCAGTCTACCTGCTCAATCTTTATATACCCTTGATAAACAGAACTTTGTAGTGAAGGGTGTGATTAAATATAAAATCTCTGATGTCAAAACATTTCTTCTAGAAGTGTATGATGCTAAAGATGCTCTATCAGATATGACTATGAGTATAATAAAAAATATTGTGATATCAATTCCTGCAGAAAAATGCATAGATCCTGAACTTGATGTAATTCTTACAAAGAAAGCAAGGGTGGAAGCAAAGAAATGGGGAGTTGAAATTCAGCAGGTTACATTAACAGATGTGGCTCCAATAAGGAGTTTCAGGCTAATAAATGACGTAATTACAAACAAAGCTGATTAGAGTAAAAAATATTAATGCTATATTATGCAAAATATTGATTTATATATCATTACATCTCTTTGCTATTAACAACCTTTAATATACATTTACAATACAAACCAAATAAATACAACTACATATGGCTGAAAATTTAGAGAACCAATCATTTGGTAACTTCAGTATTGAGAATACAATGGAAATGGGACTTGGAAATGCAGAGCTTTTAAATGATTTAATGGCTCCTGAAACTTCTACAACTAGTCCTGATGATATTAAAGAGATGACAGCAGAAGATGCTGCTCCTCCTGTTTCTAAAACTGAAAAAAAGAAAGCTGTTAAATCTGTAGGTGAAACTATAGATGATTCAACAGATAAAAAAAGTGAAGATGATGATTCTAAAAAATCTCTATCAGATTTCTTATTAGGAGCTGATGAAGAGGAAGAGGAAGAAGAAATAGTTCCTCAGGCAAAAGCACCTTCAAAAACTGAAGATGCTGATGAAACTGAAGAACCTGAAGAAGTTAGTAGATTCACTGCTCTTTCTAATGATCTATTTAAACTTGGTGTATTTTCTAAAGATGAAGATGAAGAAGATGTAACAATCTCCACTCCTGAGGAATTCCTTGAAAGATTCCAAGCTGAGAAAAAGAAGGGAGCTATTGAAGTGGTTAATAACTTCATTGGACAATTTGGAGAAGATTATCAACAAGCATTTGAAGCCATATTTGTAAAAGGTGTAGATCCTAAAGAATATTTCAGTGCATATAATAATGTATCAAGTTTTGCAGAATTAGATCTTACTCAGGAACATAATCAAATACAAGTGCTGAAACAAGCATTAACTGAACAAGGGTTTGATCCTGAAGATATAACAACAGAAGTGGAAAGATTAAAGAACTACGGTGATCTTGAAACAGTGGCTGCTAAACATCATAAAGTATTAGTGAAGAAAGAAGCTGCTAAGCTACAACAAATGGAGCAACAAGCAGAAAGAGAGCTTCAACAGAAACAATCAATTAAAGGTCAGTATATAAATAATGTCCAAGCTGTTCTTCAAGAAAAGTTAAAGACAAAAGAGTTTGATGGTATTCCCATTAATCCTAAATTAGCAAGTGAGATACAAGATTTTCTATTGGTAGATAAGTATAAAACAGCATCTGGAGAAACACTTACAGATTTTGATAAAACTATCTTAGAGTTGAAGAGACCAGAAAATCATGAGATGAAGGTTAAAGTGGCACTTCTATTAAAGATTATAGAAAAAGATCCAACGCTTTCTACAATACAAAAAAGTGGAATTAGTAAAAAATCTAATGAGCTTTTTGGTGAAGTGGCAAGACAGGTGACTAAAAGTGGAAACAAATCTTCAACATCAGCTGCAAAGAATTCTAGTTCATGGTTTTTATAAACAATTAAACAATAATTAAAAATAACTAAAATGGCAATTCAAACAATCCCAGGCTTAACTGGTTTTACGTATGCAAGGGTCGCTTCTATGGATAAGCGTGCTGTAGGTAAACTTACAGACTCTAATCACTTAGAAAGCTTCCACAGTACAGAACCTGCTGACTATGATAAAAAAATCATCAGTCTTTACACTCAAAGTTCATTGTATAGCAATGACTTCTTAGACATGATTAATAAAAGCACTCCTTATTATATTGATAATAATAGTGATGCTTGGAAATGGCAAGTAGCTGTTCCTTACAAATTCCCTAAGATCATTGACATTCCTGATAGCACATTAAATAACGCTTTAGGAAAACCAGGTATTGATGGTCAAGAGTTTTCTCTTGTTCTTGATACTAATGAGTTTTCTAAAAATGCAATTGTTTCTGTAGGTTCTCGTCAGTATGGTCCTCGTTTCTATGTAATTAAAGATCCAGTTCCTTGGAACATGGGATATTTATATAGTTTCACTTTGGTGACTGATAATCCAACTGTAGATTTCGTAAGTTCTACTTTCTTACAAACAGGTATTGAATTAGAATTAGTTGATGCTGCTATTGGTGAATTCGATCAAGACTTATTAGGTCTTCCTCGTTTGGGTGAGCAAATTACAATGTTTGAATCTTTAGGTTCTGCATATGGTTATGAGCACAAAATCACTGAGTGGGCTGATGATAAAATGATGGTTGATGCTTCTGGCAAACCTCTTGATATCTTAGTGTATGCTCCTCAACGTAGAAATCAACTTCCTTTAACTCGTAATGATGTTAAATGGGAACCATTCATTGAGTTCTGGATGCGTAAAAGTATGCTTGAATTAAAAGTTAAGCGTATGATTTGGTCTAAGCCAGGTACTGTTAAAACAAATGGTTCTAAGCAAGAATTGAAGCGTACATCTGCTGGTGTTTATCACAGAATGCGTAACAATGGTAACTTAGTACAATATAATCGTGGTGAGTTCACTGCTAATTTGATTCGTTCAGTGTTTGGAGATTTGTTCTACAGACGTGTGGATGTTAAAGATCGTAAAGTTAAGATGTATACAAATGAAGCTGGGTTTGATGTATTTCAACAAGCTTTGAAGAACGATGCTCTTAATTCAGGTTTGACTTTCATGGCTGATTCTGGAAATCGTTACATGCAAGGAGAAGGTCAACACATCACTTATAACTTTGCATTTGATGCAATGGTTACTCGTGAAACAGGTCGTGTTGAACTTATTCACTTGAAAGAACTTGATTTGCCACAATCAAACTTGGAGTTTGGTCAAAACAAGAAAAGCACTCCAGTATTTATGGTATTTGATGTTAGTCCTATGAGTGATGGTTCTATGACTAATAACATCAGAGAAGTAAGAATGAAAGGTGCTCCTTCTATGACTTGGGGATATATTGATGGTACTCGTCACCACTTAGGTTTTGCTAAGTCTCAAGGTATGAGTTCTGCAAACAAATTCCCTGGTTATGAAATCTGGATGAAAGACCGTTGTGATGTATTCATTGAGGATTTATCACGTACTGTGTTAATCGAAGAGATTCCACAATTCTAATAATACTCAAAAGCATACCATAAGAACTGCTTCGAGTTAACCCTACCAAGAAGAGCTCCTTTATAATCCTACCCTAAGGAGCTCTTCTTAAATATACAGAGTGATGGATTGACTAAATGTTAATCGCATTTCCTTCAATGGATCCACTCTGCTAATAAAACCAAATAAATAACTACATTATGGGCAGAACAGGTAAAATCTCCACACTAAAAAAGGAGTACAACAACTCTCAGTTGCAAACAATGCAAGGTGGTCTTTCACAGAAAGGCTTAACTAGAATTCCTGGTACAGGAGTTTTTAAGTATCCTTATAAGGAACTTGATGGTCAGTATAGAACAGGACTAGATCCTAATGCTGCATACATTCGCAGGATTGGAGATCAGTTAGAAAGAGAACTAGAAACTGAGCGTGTAACAGCACTTAGAAAAAAGTTAGAAATTGCTTTAGGAGATGTTGATCTTGGACCTCGTTCTCAGTTCTGGAATTATGGATTGTCAACTTCTACAGAAGATTCAATGCATGTACAACCAGTTAAATTGTTAGATGGTGACAATTACTTTGATCTCACTATTCCTTTTCAGGAATTAGCATTCTCTTGGTTGCGTGTGCATCCAACAATTGCTTCTTCTTATCAGGCATGGGAAAGAGGTGAGTTTCCAGCAGATACACAATTTTATGTAGCTGATGATGAGATTGAGAATGCAGTGATCTTTAAAAAGAAACAACTTATTAATAAAGCTATTGTTAAGTTTGATTCTATGACTCCTGAGAAGAAGAGAAAAGTTGCAAGACTATTAGGACTTCCTGTAACAGAAGACACTAAAGAAGAAGTTGTTTACAACCAAGTGGATAATATGCTGAAACAAACAGAATTCAAAAATGGTAAATTTCAAGGACTTAACCCTGTAGAGGTGTTCAATAGATTTGCTGATATGAAGGAAAATCTGCTCCATATAAAAGATCTTGTAAAACAAGCTGTAGCACATTCAGTTTATAGAATTAAACCAACAGGTAAAGTCTATGAAGGTGAATTTGAAATAGCTAAAGATGAAGATGATTTGATTAAGTTCTTAGCTGATGATGATAATCAGGATGAACTAATCACACTTGAACAAAAATTGAAAACTAAGAAATTAGCGTCTGTATGATACCAGTAGATAGTTTATTATATAAAATAGATCAAAAACTAAATAAACTATCAACTAATGAGCATCAACAAATTCAACTGGAAGATAAAATCTTAGCTTTGAATGAAGCTCAGATTAAGTTGATAAAACAAAAAGTTGATGGTCAAAGTACAAATTCTGGATTAGGACTTGATGCTTTCAAGAAGCGTTATGAGGACCTACAGAGCCTTGTTGTAACATACAATAAGCAACCTTTAGATCTTTTTGTAAAGAACGCTGAATTGAACCAATGGGCTGCTAACATACACCTTCTTACACCAAAATACATGTTCTATATTGATAGTTATGTATTAGCTGATAAAGGAAGATGTAAAGATAGAAAAATTTGGATAAATAGAGAATTGGCTAAACATGGTGATCTTCAGTTTTGTTTAAACAATGTTCACTACAGACCATCTTTTGAATATCAAGAAACATTCAACTTTCTGTCCTCTGATGAAATATCTATATTTACAGATGGTGAATTTATACCAACTAAAATATACATAAGCTACATGAGATATCCTCAATACATAAATAAAGATGGATATATAATGTTAGATGGTCTTCCATCATTTGATCAAGATTGTGAACTTGAAACCTATTTGGAAGATGAACTCTTAGATCTTACAGTTCAAAACTTAGCAATGTACACAGAAAATCAATCTGCTGTTCAAAGTGCTACATACAGAATACAAACAAACGAATAATTTTTTTAACAATTAAATATAAATAAAATGGCTGATTTTTCATTAACTACGCTCTTCGTAGTTCCCAGTGGCAGTGCAATTGCTAGTTCTGGTTCTACGCAAGATTTACTTCCTGGTCAAGTGGGGTTTTTCTTAAATGATTACACATTTGCTACAGCAGGTACAATTGGTACTTCTCCTTATTTCTATGTTGCTCAAGGTAGAGTTAACACTTATCTTCAAGGTTCTAAGCGTTCTGATAAGATTGCTGGTGCTTTAAGTTCAGGTGGTAATGCTAGAAACAATGTAACAGAATGGTATGCTGTAGTAGGTTGTTCTACTCCTGCAAACCAAGTAACAGATGTATCTGGTTGGACAGCTAAATGTGGTGAAGTTGTAACTCTTACACTTCGTGCACATTCATCTTACATCGATACATTGTATTTCAATGGTTTCACACGTTCAGTAACTGTTCAAGCTCCTTGCTGTGATTGTGGTGGAGATCCTTGTACTACTGTTGATGTTCCTGCTTTGATTGATTCTTTCATTCTTAAGCTTACACAACAAGCACCTGGTATCAACCCTGATAACATTAGCTTCAACAATTTCTATCAATTCCAAAGAGTTGGTAATGATGAGAATGCAATCTTACGTATCTCTGGTAAGCCTTTAACTATTTATGGTCAACCTTGTGATGTTGCTGCATTTCCTTACGAATATGACAGAATGTATTTTAGAACATTCGTTTATTCTGGTCCTGCAACTACAGCTGACTTTATTGTTGCTGACAATTGTAACCTTGTAGCAACTCCAATTATCACACAGCGTTCATCTTATGCAACTGGTCAATCTACTGAGATTCAACAATTAGAGAAGAACTATTACAGCTACCAAGCTGGATATTTGAAGCATCTTTATAGAATGGTTGGTTACAATGAGAACTTTGAGTCTTGGGTAACTGATGGTGTTACATATGATACATTCTATATTAAATTCAATAATTATGATAGATCAGCTTATCAGTGGGGTGATTATATCATGGAAGATTCTATGGTGATCATTGCAGTGCCTCAAGCATTAACTGCTACTGTTCAACCAATATTAGAAGCTGCTTTGGATACTGTATCTGCTGATAATATATGTATAACAACTACATCTAGTACCACTACAGTATGGCCTTCAACTTCAACAACATCTACTTTGATTCCATAAGAAGAAAAGTAGAAATCATATAACCTATGCCAGAGGTGAGAGGATTAAAACTCAATCCTCTGGCATAATTATTTTAAATAATATGGCAGACTTAAAATTAGATATATTAGTAGTTCCTACATATAATACATTAACATTAGGCATTGCTGATGCATCCACATATCCATCAACCCCATCTGCTCCTACAATTGAAATAACTGTTCCAGGATTTGGAATAGTCACTCTTCCATTTGTACCCAACGATTTTAATTTATTTAATTCTACAATATTAGGTATAACAGGACCTACTGATGATCTTTTACCAATTCCTGATGGAGTTTACTATTTAAAGTATTCAATCACTCCTGCATATATAAACTATGTAGATAGAACAATAATTCGTGTTGAACAATTACAAGAAAAGTTTGATGCTGCATTTATGAAACTTGATATGATGGAATGTGACCTTGCTATTAAAACACAATCAAAAGTTGAGTTGAATAGTATATATTTCTTCATACAGGGAGCAATTGCAGCTGCAAATAACTGTGCTGTTGATCAAGCAAACAAACTATACAATCAGGCAAATAAGATGTTAAATAATTTTATTAAATCTGATTGTCATTGTTCTGGTAATAATTATGTAACCAACTTTCAATAATATGGCAAACTGTAAAAATTGTGGAGCAAAATTTGGCTGTGGATGTCAATTAATTAATGGCCTTTGTTCAGCATGTAATGCTGCTATTAAACAAGGAACTAAACGATTTAAAAATGTTATCACCCAGACTTACAAATTGTATAGAATGTTCTAGTATATCTGCACTTTTAACAGATATAGACTGCAAGCTTTTTGAGCTATCTAACAATCTATATAATAATGTTGTATTTATCCTTAATCGTCCTGTACCAGGAGTTGCAATAAATGATCTTTTAAATTACAAAAGAATACTAACGTATAAACTTTGTAATGAAGATTATGCTCGTGCATACACTGTTGAGATGATTGCTAGTAGAGTTAAACTTTTAAAATTTAAATAATGAGCACTAATTGTTCTAATTGTTATAATGGCTGTACAGAAATAGTTTCTGACAGATGTATTAGATATACAGGAATAGATATTCCTGTTCTTGGAATTAAAACTGGAGATTCTCTTTCTTATGTGGAGCAAGCTCTAATAACTTTTCTTACATCTACATTAGATGGTTCTGGTATTGTAATTACAATTCCACAAGCATCATATTGTGAGATAGTAACTAAGTATCTACCAACATGTGGTGATATCACTGCCACTGTTTTATTTGAAGCCCTTATTAAATCTGCTTGTGATTTACAAAATCAAATTACTATAGTTAGTAATAACGTTACTAATGTACAAGCTGAAGTAGATGTAATTGAGGCTAATTATAATGTAAGCTGTCTTACAGGTGTAAGTGCAAATAGTGGAACACATGCTATTCTACAAGCTACAATTGATGCATTCTGTGCATTTGTTTTAGAAGCAGATTTTAGATATGTACTAAGTGCTAATCTTAACACTCTTATTCAGGCATATCTTGATAGCTTAACTCCAACAACACAGTATAATGCAAGGATGGTTCCTTATTCAGTGGTTCCATATTTTGGATCTAATGGTAACTTTGATAATACAGGAGCTGGTCTTTTAGCAAATGGATTTGATAAAATATATCTTTGTAATGGTAATAATGGTACTCCTGATCTTAGAGGTAGAGTTCTTGTTACAGCAATCAATGGAATGTTTGGTGGTGGACTTTCTCCAACAGTTGATCCTGCAGTGAATCCAGTATTTAATCCAAACTATACATTAGGAACTAATAATATTGGTTCTAATTCTGTTGTATTAGATGTTCCTCAAATGCCTATTCATACACATGCTGCTACAACAGTGGTTACACCTAGTTCTCATGATCACTTTATATTTAACACTAGTGTTGTAGGTAGTGGAGCTCCTGTTGTATCTGCTACAAATTATACAGCTAGAGAATTAACAGGTGCTGGTGCTCTTGATTATTTTGCTTCTGGAAGCACTACAGTTCCTACATTAGGAAAAACTAGTCCTACAACAATATCAGTTGGTGTAACAAATGCTTCACAAGGTGGTGGTGGAGCACATGATAATAAGCAACCTGTTTATGCTTGCTATTATATAATGTATATTCCTTAATAATTTAAATCAACAATAGATGTCTTGTATTCCTGGTATGCCTTGTTATGGTGGTGGACGTGTAGTTTACCCAAGAGGATGTGGAATTGATCCATGTCATGTACATAAAACAAGTACAGATCTAGTATCCTATACAGGAGCTAACCTACCAAATATAGATATAGGCACATGTGATAGTAGCACTTTAGCATTACAACATATTGATAATGCATTAAGTCCTGAGAATATAGCTATGGCTTTTTTCTCAGCTCTATCTACAAATCCTTCTCTAAACAATATATTTTGTACATTTGTAAATACTTGTATACCAGTACCTAGCACTACAACTACATCAAGCAGTTCTACATCTACAAGTACATCTACAAGTACATCAACATCCACTAGTACCTCTACAAGTACATCCACCAGTACATCTACATCAACTAGTAGTACTACAACAACATCTACATCACTTCCTGTATGTGTTACATATGAGATAACTAATGAAAATATAACAAATGAAACTATACAGTTTACAGATTGTACATCTACATTAAAAAGTACAAACTTAGCAGGAGTACAAGTTAAACAATTATGTGCTTTAAGAAATTCACTTATTCTTCCTGTTGGTGTAACAGCATTAGAACTTGGTGAAGGATGTTTTGCTCAAACACTTATATATATAACAAATGTTTCAAATCTTGGAACAACTATAAGCAATATAAAATTTGATATTACACAATTACCATTAGATGCACCTGCAATCTATCCTATACCACAAGGAGATGCATACTCAATGTATTTAAATGGTATATACACTGTAACAGTTTCAGTAGTGGGTACATCAGGACCACAGCATATAACAATCATTGATTCAGCTGGTACACTAAATTGTATAGATTTACCAGGAGATGGAAACTTTGTACTACCTGGTATACTTGTAAATGACTCAGTACCAATTTCTTCTCTTTTCACAATACTACTTGGTGATGGAGCTTGTTAAAACCAATAATAAATGAATGTATTAATAACATTAACTGTAGTTGGAACAGATGCAGGACCATTTGCTCTCTTTTCAGATGTAGATGGTTATACATCTGCATTTGCAGTAGGAGTTAGTAAAGCAACTATGTTAGCTGGATATACAGCAGTTGTACTTGATGGAACCACTACAATAAAAGTGCAGTCTGTATCAGGATGTGTAAATTACATTATACTTCTTGTTAACACTACAACCACTACATCTTCAAGTAGTTCTACATCAACTAGCACAAGTACATCCACTTCTACAACATCAACATCCACTTCTACAACCACCACCACTACAACAGTACCACCAACAACAAGCACTTCTACTAGTACAACAAGTACAAGTACTTCAACAACTACTACTACTACAACTAATCCATTTGCTAGATGCTTGAATGCTAATCCTACATTTGACACTGATCTCAGTGGATGGACAATACTTCCTGATGCTGATGCATGGTTATGGAGTTCTAATTATGGTGGTTCAGCTGTATATAATGCAGCTGATGGAGGTGGAAATTTAAGCCAAAATATATTAACTGTAGGCCTTTCATATAGAATTACATTTGATTATTATTTTGTAAATAATATGGGATTTAATAACATAGCAGTTTTTGCTGGTACTGCAGATTCTGGTGCTTTACCAAATACTGATGGTTTTCATCAAGTTGATATTATTCTTACTTGTACAGGAAATGGAGTTTTTAGAATATTTGGCATTAATGGAGGAGTACAAGACCCAACTATATTATTTGTAAATAATGTTTGTGTTACCGAAGTAACATGTTTAAATGCTAATCCTACATTTGATGCAAATCTTGATGGATGGATATTAGGTGGAGAGCCTTCTTGGATATGGGTTCCTGATTATGGAGGTTCTGCTGCATGGCATGGTGGAGATGTTATAGGATCAATAGGACAAAATATTCTTACACCAGGAAGCACATACAGAATAACATTTGACCTTACTATAATAGATGGTGGATGTGGTCCTGATCAATCAATTGTTCAAGTTTCAGCTGGTACAACTACATCTCCATGGATAGGTACTTTTGGAACAACTGCTATTGATCTAACTTTAACATGTGCAGATAATACCTTATTTGCAATAAGTGCTTCTGACAATTGCAGATTTGGTAGTTTTAATTATATATTTATAGATAATGTTTGTGTAACACAAGTTTAATAATATTAAAAATCCTGTTTTGTTGGTTTTACAGGGTACTCTCCTAGGGTTTCTACCCTGGGAGTTTTTTATTTATAACTAGTTTAGTTAAACTATATAATCAAATTAGTTAAATTAATTTGGTATATTTAAAAAGAATACCGTATCTTTAGTATATTTTTAATTAATCTAGCCTATATATGTCAGTAAACCAGCATCTCTTAGAACAATTAGAACAAATGTTACATTGGAAAAAGAGTAGAAAATTTTATGCAGAAAAACTAGGTGTTGTAGAAGAAGTGATTGATGAGTTGTTAAAAGAGTTAAGAACCAAAGATAAGGTGAGAGATGATGCTGAGGTTGGAGATTATATTACTATTTTAGAGGAACTAATAGTGAAAGTGAATAATGATAAGGGTACATTAGAATCTACAATAGAAACCACATTTGAACCTAAAGATGATCTTGAATTAGCTAAACTACATAAGATTAATCTAGATAAGTATAAGATTTCTAACTACTGGACTAAACAGAAATCAAATGGTAAATTTACTAGTTCAGTATTTGCAACTCTCAGAAAACCAAAGGATTATACAGCTGAAGACTTTTCTAAATTCCTTGAGAGCTATACACCAAAGAATATTTCAAATTTAACATATAATAGAGAAGGTTCTTATAAGAAAGTGGTTAATGTTGAAATCTCTATAGCTGATTTTCATTTAGCAAAAAAGACATTAGAAGGAGAAACAATACAAGAAAAGAAACAACAATACATAGATGTTCTTATAGATCTTATAGATAAAATAGGAATAAGTTTTCATATAGATAAGATTGTATTTCCTATATCAAATGACTTTTTTCATACAGACAACTATCAGAATCAAACTACAGCAGGTACTCCTCAGGATGTACTTATAGGATATGATAATGAATATGAGGAAGGGTTTGATCTTTTAGTTACAGCAATTAGTTATTTAAAATCTCATGCAGATAATATAGAAGTGATTTTAGTTCAAGGTAATCACGATCGTACTAAATCATTCTATCTTGCACATGCTTTAGAAGTTTTCTTTAAAAGTGAATCTTCTATTAGTTTCCAAAGAGAACATTCTACAACTAAGTCTATAATGATAGGAAACACATTTATTGGATATCATCATGGTAATTGTAAAATAGATGATCTTCCTCTATTGTTTGCTACAGGTAGAGATAGTGTTTTATTTGGAAATGCTAAATATAGAGAGATACATACAGGTGATAAACATCACTATATGGCTAAAGAAGTGAAGGGAGTGAGAATACAACAAATGCCTTCATTATCAGGAACAGATAGATGGCATCTAGATAATAACTTTGTAAATTCAATAAGAGCTGGATTAGCACTTATATATGATCCTATCTATGGAAAGATAGGAGAATTTGAATCAAGAATATAACAATTATGTCAACATTAAGAAAATTAGTATCAGATGTACGCTCAATGCATAAACTTTTGTCTACAGACAATCTTATAACAGATCGTGTGATTGCATCTGAAATTAGAAATAACACTCTCCTACTTGTTAAGAGAGAAACAAATCTTAGAAAGCTTTGGGCTACATCAACTCTCTTCACCACCATTCCTTGTTTAGAGATGGTGGAAGTTCCTATTTCAGAATGTTGTGAATATGTAGATCCTTGTACAATAGCAAGAAGTAAATATAAACTTCCACGTATTTGTGAAGGAAATTATCAATACCTTATTCAAGGTGTGTATTCAATTAATGCAATGAGTGGAATAGGTAAGAAGCTAAAAGAAATTACAGTTAATAGATATATCAATCTTTTAAAACTTCCTATTATAAAGAATGAATACTATTATTGGATTATGAATGACTATCTGTATGTTAGTAATCCATTATTACAAGCAATTAGAATAGCTGCCTTCTTTGAGGAAGATATTCCAAATGAAATAATGTATCCTGAATGTGGATGTGGAGACTTTCAACCTTCAGACGAAGATTATTGCAAAAATCCTCTAGATAAGGAATATGCCCTCCCTGGTTATCTGGAGAAACAAGTTCTTGAGTTAACTTCTCAAAAACTTCTTTCCACATATTTTGCATTGAAAACAGATCTTACACAAGATCAAATAGATGGGCAATCACCAAATGCTCCAGCAGGAAAATAATGTCAAGAGTTCATATAGATTGGAGAAGTGCTAGCAGAGAAAACTACAATGTATTTTGTAAGAAACATTCATCTATAAAACTTTCTTTTGATGAATGGAGAAACATCATCTATTCTTATAATGAATCTTTCAAAAACTATATATTAGAAACTGGAGAAAAAGCTAAGCTTCCTTTTGGATTTGGAGAGTTTTCTATTAACAAGAAGAAGCGAAGAAAGAAAAAAGGTCTTAGTGATGAGTTTGTCAATCTTCCTATAGATTGGCAAAAGACAAAAGAGAAAGGAAAATACATATATAATTTCAACTATCATACAGAAGGATATTTCTTTGGATGGATGTGGTTTAAAGATTCTGCAAGATTAAAACATACAGATCTTTGGTATTTTAAACCTACAAGAACAACCTCCAGACTACTATCACATTATATTAAAACCAATGATAAATACCAACACATCTACAGAGAATGGAAACACTAATATAAATATTACACTATGAGCTATTATTATAAATATAATTTCACATCTCCAGAGATAGTCTATTCCACTGTAAAGGAAGAGCTTAAAAGCTATTTTGATACAGGAGCAATTGATGATCTTATGTTCCCAACCTACTTAGATAAATGTCTTAGAAAATTAGGTAGAGCAACATATGTCATTACTGAGGAACATTTATTCATTGAAGATTTTCAAGCAAGACTTCCAGACAACTTTTTTGCTGTAAGAGAGGCTTGGTTATGTACAGATGTAGCAAATCTTCCTCATCAATCAGCCAACTCTTTTTACTCTCAAGCATCTTCACAAACATCTATACAAGTGTCACCTATTATTACAAATGGTGTACCTTGTAATAATACAGCATGCAATCTTCCAGGTTGTGATGGAACATGTCTTCCTGAAATAATACAAGCTGTATATAAAACAAATAACACATTTCAAAATGCTTACACTAAATCCTACCTACTTAAACCAGGTAATATTAGTGTTAGAGCTAATTGCACATTAGATTGTGCAAACCTTGGAAGTTCTGCTGCTGATTCATTTGACATTAGAGATAATAAGTTTGTAACTAATTTCAGAAATGGAGTGGTGAGTCTTATATTTTATGCCACAGAATATGATAATGGTGGTAATCAAATGATTCCAGATAACTATCGTATTAGGGAATACATAGAAGCATTCATTAAATACAAAGTGTTTGAGATGCTCTCTAACCAACTAACAGATGAAACCTTTGCTCAAATACAACAGAAACTTGTTTATTACAAACAACTATCTGAAGAAGCATTTATCATGGCAGACATTGAAATTAAGAAACAAGATGTGTATGCTAAGCAGAGAAGAATCATAAATGACCTGAACAGATTTAACATGTACGAATTACCAAATAGAACAAATAGATATGGCTGGAGAAGAAACAACTAATCAAGGTAATATTAAGATTGAATATAATACAGCTACTACAGGGATGAATATGGATAATTCCGTAAATCAAGTTCCTAAGGGTATGCTCACTTATGCATTAAATGCAGCTGTTGAAAACTTTGACTCTAATTCTGTTAACTATCAGAATGAGCCAGGTAATGAATTATGTTTAGAGTTTCCTATGGGCTATCAGTTAATAGGTACACATTTTATAAATGAAAAAAATAAACACATATTCTTCTTAGCAAACTCTGATACATCAGAATCTCAGATAGGATATATGGAGAACAATGATTGTATATACAGACCTCTCATAGATGCTCCATGTCTTAATTTTAATATACAATATCCTATACATAAAATTGTACATAAGATTACAAACTGCACTACAGAGATTTATTGGACAGATGGATTCAATCCTAGAAGATGGTTGGATATTGATATGATTCCTTACATCCTAAGACCTGGATCTGAATTATGTGATCCAACACCAACCACTGAAGTTGATTGTAATCAATTAAAATTACAACCCAACTTTGAAATTCCTCAATTAAATGTAACAGATGTTACAACTGGTGGAGCCCTTATTGCTGGTACATATCAATTTGCTATTCAGTATTCAGATGCTTCAGGTAATCCTTACACTTCCTACTATTCTATAACCAATCCTACACCAATTGCAAATATACAACTTACCACACCTAATTTTAATTATGAGGTGGGTAAGTCTATTGTATTAAATGTCACTAACTTAGATGCTACAGGACAGTTTCAATATTTCAACATTGCTGTAATTAAAACAATAAATGACATCACTTCTGTAGAATTAGTTGGTACATATTTTATTGATAAAATAGAAAGAAATATTACATACACTGGTCAGAATCAAACACAAATACGTTTAACCACAAGTGACATCTATGAGAAATATCCTTATTATGATATTGCTCAAGATCTTACAACAGTTCAAGATGTTCTTGTATGGGACGATCTTACATCTATAGATAGGATTAACTATCAAAGTATTGCTAGTCAAATAACTCTTGGTTGGCAGACATATAGAATTCCAAATACAGAAGACTATTCAGATGAGATAAATGCTACAAATTTTAGAGGATATCTAAGAGATGAGGTTTATGCATTTGAAATAGTGTTTCTTTTAAGAAATGGTAAACAAACAGATGGTTTTCATATTCCTGGTAGAACTAGAAACAATAATGAAAACATTCCTGATGTAGCAGATACAAATCCTGATTTTATTGGTGAGCCTGATTATGAGGTGGGAGGAATAGGATATAGTCCTTATTGGAAAATATATAACACAGCAAATGTTACAGGATATGCTCCAGAATATACAGGAGGAACAGGATATAAAGGAGCTTACCAATATGGTGATTTTGCTTATTGGGAATCAACAGAACTCTATCCTTGTAATACAGATGTATGGGGAGATCTTTCAGACACTCCTATAAGACATCATAAGTTTCCTGATGTTCTTGTAAGCCCCATATATGAATCTCCTACATATAGTGTATCTGGACCAATCACTCCTGTGATGCAAAATGATGCTATATTCCCTATTGGAGTTAGAGTGGATCTTGAACAAATTAGACGACTAATAACTATATCATCTCTCACTAGTGATCAGAAGAATGATATTGTTGCATTCAAGATTGTAAGGGGTAATCGTGGTACAAATAAATCTATTGTAGCAAAAGGTATTCTTAGAAATGTAGGAAAGTATACAAGAGAACAAACAGACTACTACTATCCCAACTATCCATATAATGACATTAAGAAAGATCCTTTTCTACTTGCTACAAGTAATTCATATTCTATAGATTGTACTTCTTACATGATTACACCATCTGCCGATGGTACAATAAATTATGTAGATTGTGACACTAATCAAGCAGCTACTAAACCATTTCTTTTAGCAGATGGTGTTTTTTATCTTTGTTCAATTGACCTACCTATTCCAACTCTTAACACCACTGCTACAGTTTCTATAGCTGATTATAGTGTATGGAGAATTTGTAATACTCATATTATTTTTAATCCTATTTTTAATATCAATCTTTTATTTAGTTATATCACTCCTTTTAGAACAGGTCCTACAGATAATGGATTTAGAACAATAGTTATTCCTGATTATACATGTACAGGATCACCTGGTTATCCTGATGTTGCATCAACAATTAAGCCTATACAAGTCACTTTTCCTACACTATCCAGTATATCAACAATAACTGAACTTAATAAAGTTAGAGGTCCACTAAATTGTGGTTCAGATGAAGACTATCTATATGGTTTTGAAAGTGATGATCAAAAATATAGACATGTATTCAACTCTCCTGAAACATCTTTTGGACAACCATTCTTAGGAAATATTCTTAAACTAGAGAATGTAATGTTTGGTGCTGGAAGTGCACACTTTGTACAAGTGAAAAATCATGCATTGTATAAACTTCTTACCAAGGAGGCTCAACAAGATGCTTTAGATTCAAGTGCTGCATTAGGTGCAATTACAGGAACAGGATCTAGTTTTAGTGCATCAGCAATGTTCACAGCATACCAGGCATATTTAGCAATATACATAAATGGAATAACAAGAAGAAACTATACATATTCATTCAACTCTATAGCTAGTTATGACTACAGTGCTGATATACAGAATAACATTGGTGTAAAACAAAGAACTGTTGATATAGCTCAATATATTATACCTGGTGTTCAAAGTATTGGTGACAATCATAACATCAATAATTGGAATAGAGAGTCTTCTGTTTATATAAAAACAACAGATAAAGTTGATGATTTTCTAATACCATATGACACCTATCAAATTTGTAATAATAATATACTTGTTACATCACTATTTAATATAACAAATCCTACCACTGGACAACAAAATGTACTTGTTACTCCAGGTGTTTGTAGCAGTTATGATTCAACAACCTATCCTATATTTGTATCAGGAAGTATTAATTATTCTATAACTATCACATCTTCAGGATTTGCAAATATTACTGGTCCCACTCCTTCTCTTCCCTATCCTAGTGAAACACCTAGTTTGATTTTTGCAGGAAGTTCTGTTATATCTGATAATTCAAGATTTATAATTTCTGAAAAAGGAAATTGTGTAAATCCTGGAAAAGAAGAAGACATCACTGTAGTTTCATACTATGGATCATTGAAGAATATATTTGTCAACCAATGGGGACAGATGTATTCTTATGAAACAATTGATACAGGATTTCAAAGAAGTATTGATCCTGTTGTAGGTAGTAGTATTGATACAGTGTTTGGTGGTGATACATTTATTACAAGATTTGCATTTAAAACAAAGCTTCCATTCTTTATAGACAATCGTGTAAATGCTCCTGATGATTCAGACATATTCTATGATGAAATAGGTAATGTTGCCTATCCTAGATATTGGTTTTCATCAAGATCTAATTTAGATGATTATTATGTAAATCAAAGTAGTACAAATCTTTTAAATATTATTTCATATAAAGCACATAGATTTGATTGTCCAAATACACAAAATCTTGTATCAGGAAGTTTTAATAGAACTTTCTATGATGGAAAGATGTATCTGTTTGCATATGGTGTTCCTAATTTCTATTGTGAAAGTTCATATAATGTAAATCTTAGACAGGCATTTAATAATAAAGAAGGAGATTTCTGGCCTCATGTAAGCACAAGTATTCCTGATGATTGGGTTCAGGAAAGCTTTGTAACAATACAACAAGATAACACCTACTATTATAATGTAACATTCTCTAAACAGAATAAAGAAGATTATTTTTCACATCTTCCTCCAGACTGGAAAGCACAACTTTGTTTTACAAACTATCCATTCAGAGCAATATATTCTGATTCTCAAGATTCCAATCCTAATAATAAAGTGAATGCCTGGTTAAACTATGGTGCTGCATCATATTTTGATTTTCCTCAAAACTTTGGTAAGCTCACTTCATTAGATGGTATACAGAACAGAGCAGTGTTAGCTAGATTTGAAAACAAGAGTCTTTTATATAACACTCTTCTTACAGTGGATACAAGTAATCCACAGGCTGCTTATTTAGGAAATAGTACATTGTTCAAGAGTTCTCCTCCAATTGATTTTGCAGAAACAGATCTTGGATATGTAGGAAGTCAACATAAGTTTCTTTTAAAGATTCCTCAGGGACAAATCAGTGCTGATGCTAAAAGAGGACAAGTGTTTCTAATAGCTGGTAACCAAGCAACAGATCTTTCTGCATTTGGTTCAGGAATGAATAGATTCTTTACAGATCATTTGGCTTTTGAAATTCTTAGATATTTTCCTAATGTTGATATAGATAATCATTTTAATGGAATAGGACTTCATGGTGTATATGATTCTAAATATGATCGTGTCATCATAACAAAACTAGATTATATTCCTGTAGATGATAGAGTTAAATATGATCCTGAGACAAAAGAATTTTATATAGAAGAAGAACTTCCATTCTTCCCAGCTAGCAGTACAACAACAACTAGTTCTAGTTCTACTTCTACAACCACTAGTTCTACAAGTTCTACAAGCACTAGCACAACAACAACTACAACAACTGCTGGTCCAGTTTATAGTTTTTCATACACTGCAGAAACTTATGAATGCACTGCACCATTAGGATGTTCTTCACCTACAGGAACTGTAGTGGTAACTACAGCTGATCCATTTACACTACCAATAGGTTCTTATTTTAGAATAGAAGGATTTGTTGATACAATAGCTTATAAAGTGATTTCAGGAACTTCAGGTCCTGCTGGATATATAATGATTCCATTTGCACATGCAACTTGTGTAGATGCTTGTACTCAACAACCACCACCATAATAATAAAATAGAATGTCAGAAACAATCAAAAGAAGAAAAGTGGTAGAACTTACAGATCTTAATTATTTCTGTAACAAGTCTTGGACACTATCATTTAATATGAACACCAAAAGTTGGGTGAGCTTCCATAGCTACATCCCAAACTTTTATATAGGTGAGAATAACTTCTTTTATTCAGGACTTAATGGAGGATGTGATCTTGAACTTCTTGCAATATCAGAAGTTCCTTGTACACTAACAACTTCTACAACAAGTAATTTAAAACCAGGAACAACAACTTCTACAACAACAGTGTTTATAGATTGTGTATTGGAAGGTTTTGTTATTAAACTTCCTCCAACCCCCACTACAACAACAACAAGTAGTAGTTCAACTAGTACTTCCACTAGCACATCAACATCTACATCTACTAGTACAAGTTCTACTTCTACTAGTACATCAACTAGTTCTACATCCACTACTGTTCCTCCAACAACAACATCAACAAGTAGCACTAGCACATCAACAAGCACCAGTACATCAACAAGCACTTCTTCTACTAGCACTAGCACTACATCAACCACTAGTACAACTTCTACAACAAGTACAACAACCACTATACCACCTACAACAACTAGTACATCAACCACAGTACAAAACTTTGCTAAATGTGTTGATTGTGCTCCAATATTAACTGATTTTATAGATAATGGTGTTGGTTTATTAAGTGTTGGTAATATGACTTCTAGTCTATGTACACTTGGTAATTATGTAATTGATTGGTATGTTGATAGTATACTTAACCCTATAGAGTTTACATCTGGTAACACTGGAAATACAGATCCAGCTATACAACAGTTTCATCCTTTCACAGGAGCAAGTGCAAGACCTTCTATAGGAGGATCTTGGATTCCTATAATAAGATATGCTTATTTGGATAGTATAAAATACACTTCTACTATAACTCCAGGAGCTTCATATGCTAGTGATCTTGCAACATGTCTTACACCAATTAATGTACTTAACTTAAATTGTTCAAATGGTACAAATACAGATGTTGGATTTGAACAATACACACATAAATTTAATTACACTAATGGTGTTTCAAGTCCTTCAGATGCTAGTAAATCATTAGGATTTGATCTTAATTCTGATGGATCTACACAATATATGGCATGGTATTTTGCTGGAAATATTATATCTGATAGAATAACATTCACATACGTTAGTCCTTTAAATGCTACATCTACTTTAATGCAAGACTTTGCAATTGGAACAGATATACCAGCAACTGATTTTACAGGAGTAATTAAAAAAGTTAATCAATCTTATAGTAAATATATTATAGATCTTACAGCAATAACTTATGCAGTAGGGGATTATATATTAATTGATATTACAGCTGGATATATTGCTCCAACTAATCCAAATACAAACTGGACAGCATATTTTGCATGTTTAACAACATTTGATACATCATGGACAAAGGCTGTAATAGATCCATGTAGTGCAGTGATGACATATAGCACAGGACTTTGTGCATATAATCTTACTTATGGATTTTCAACATTCAATGATAATAAAACTACAGATCGTTATAAATATCTAGTTACTAGTTATGACACTAATGGAGTAACAAATATTACTCCAACTTTTTCACAATCATTTAGTAATGGACAACAGTCTTGTTCTTATGGAAATCATATTCATAATTATAATGAAACCTGTGTACAAGCAGCAGGAACTATCACTGTAACTAAAACAGGACCAAGTTTTGTATTCCAGTTTAGTAGTATAACTGACTATAATAAATATCAATCTGAGTATAATGATAATATAGCATGGGTAACACCAGCAGGTCCTACACCACCTTCATCTGATATTAACTATTATAGATTCCTTCAGACATTTGTTACTAAATATCTTAATGATAATTGTGGTGATACAAGAACAAGTCGTGATGCATATATGATGCACTATCTCACTCCTGTGACATTTGATTCTATTGCTCAAACAATGTCATTCACTATAACTGCAGTTGATGGATCACCTTTCTTTGCAACAGTGGGAGCATGTGCTGGTAGTTGTGCTGCTCTTGATCTTTTGCAGCAAAATAATAATTATGCAGCAAGTGTAACTAATAAAGTGGTTATAGGAACAACAACAACAGTTAAGTTTCAAGCTGCTTACTATTATGAACAAACAGCACCTGTAGTTACTTTTCTTTATTCAGCAGCTGGTGGTGATCATATTGCTCCATATTCACCAGTGTATGCTGCTCCTTTAACTAATGGTTGGTATTATAATTCTCCTAATTATCAAGCTTTCCATTTCTTCCACAATGCTGTAACAATTACAGATAGTCTAGATGGTGTAAATAACTTTAAAATACAAAGTGATCTTGATGTAAATGGTAAACCTACAGGTGTATATGTTACTATATATGAAATATCTGGTGGAGTGGTAACAACACCAAGTGGAGGATGTTCTTAATAATTAAACTATGTCAAAAACAATAATCATAAAATTAGCAAGTGCTGGTAATAGAGTTACTGGACCATTTAATATTTCCGATAATCTTGGAAATGTTCTTGGTACTAATGTATTAAAGACCACTCTTATCATGGGAATAACATACATAGTTGATGATGCTGTTACAGTTATAATTGTTGAATCTATAGGAAAATGTCATGTTAAAAAGAATCTCCCTATATCAACACTTGATACATGTCAAATAGCAGCAATGACGTTTAAACAGATAAATACATCATCTATCTGGAGACATCTAACTGATATAGTGAATTACAACTACTACTATGGAAACATAGAACCATATATAATAGAATATCCATTCTCTTATGATTTTCAAGATGAAATCTTACAAAATGTAAAAGACTACACAAAAGCTTATAAATATATTAAAATAGTAGATGGTGTATTTAACTATAATACTAGAATAGATACAGATGATAGATGGTTTAATAAAGCTATTCTATTTAATGGACAACAGTGTTCTGGTGTATTAGAACTAGTTCCTAAACCTCTACACAATCTAAAAGAGTATTTAAAATACCCTATATATAATGCTGATAGTAAAACAATTACATATACAAAGAGTGATAATTTTTATCAATATAATACATTTTGGTCTATGGTAAAAGATAAATCCATACCTTTGTTTACAACAAGTTGTGAAAGTCTTTCTATAGATAAAATTATAAACCAAGCAAATATGGACTATGGCAAGAGATCTTTTAAAAAGGAACCTCTAAGAGCTAAGTTCTTAAAGGTGAGACACATTCTAGATAATAGAAGTGATGCTCATTTAGTTTCAGGATTCATCACTACACCAAGTCAAATCTCTTATAAATAATGGCAAAGAAACTAACATCAAATAAAGCTAAAGAAATTCTTCATGATAAGAGTGTGCATGGGCATCCTCTTACAGATAAACAACGTAAGTTCTTTGGGGCTATAGCTGGTGGTGCTCCTATACAAGCTAAAAAAGGATGGTTAGAGAAATATGCAGAAGGTGGAAGAATGCAAGAGCATCAAGAGAACTATAATGATAATACAACATCCTATCCTCCAGGATTTGTAGGTGTAGGATATAATACAAAGGGAAGAAACTATTCTCCTGCATGGGGTGGACAGTTTCAAATGGGTGGTAAACTTACATTCCTTGAACCAACTAGTTCTAAACTACCAATAGGATATGCAAATATTCCAAGTAATGTACCTAGTTCAGAACTTGCTCAATCTATAGGTGGTGAAGATGGAGAACCTGCTTTTTTAATTCCTACATTTAAATATGGCCATCCTTTAGAGGATGCAAGTGCTGAGTTTAGAAAAACAGGAGAACATCTTGGTGGTCCATTTAAAACATGGCAAGAAGCTGATGAATGGGAAAGAAATGTAAGACATCCTTATGTAGAGAAAGGACAAGATATTCCTACACCTCTAAGAAGATGGGGAAAGGATTTTGCTATGGGTGGTTCTATCCCTGGTTCTGTAGGATTTACATATGCACGTACACAAGGTGCTGCTCCTTCTAATGGTCCATATGCTAAGAAGACAAAAGCTAGTGCACAGAATGGAACAATTCATAAAAAGTACCTACCTGAAAAAGTTGAAAATTGGCAAGAGCCTAAATATGTTGAAGGATTAAATTCAGAAGGTCACTATGGATATAGCAATGGTGTAATTAACTATGATCCTAATAGTGAAGTTGAAAATATAAATAATCCTTGGTGGTTAGAGCATGAGAAATATCACCATCTTCAAACTTTATCAGGAAGAAATCCTAAAGAAAGAAGGCAACAAGAGGTAGATAATCAAGTGAATGAAATGATTAAGTCTAATCCAGGACTGCAATTTATTCCAAAAAGTAAATTAATAAGTGGATCAAAACCTAATGAGAAAGGTCAAAAGTCTTTTGTAGGTGCTGGAGATCGTATATATGAAAATCCTTCAACTCTTGAAGGAGAAGCTAGGTTGTATGAAGACTATATCAGTAGTGGTGGCAAATCTATTTTTCCAAAACAAGAGAATGGAGGAATGACTTATTACCAAAATGGATTAGATTGGAAACCAAAGATGATTAGTAAGAATGGTTCTGTGATAGAAGATGACATGGGTCAATGGGCTCATCCTGGAGAGATAACAAAGATCAATTCTAATCAAATAACAATGAAAGGGGTAGACTATCCTGTATTAGGAATTTCAGATGCAGGTGATCGTCAAATGATGTATCCAGATCAAGAATATACATTTAAAGGTAGGACAGTAACTGAATATCCACAGAAAAAGAAAAATGGTGGGTGGTTGGATAAATATAACTAACATAATAAAAATAAAAATATGAAGGCTGAAATCTTAAAAATTGCTGGTGTAAAGAATGAGAAACAATTCTATTCTAAATACCCTACAGAAGAAGCATTTATGAAAGCTCATAAGAAAGAGTTTAAGAAAGCTGCTATGGGAAGTAAGATGGTGAAGACACAACTTCAACAACTTACAGACTTTGGTAATCCTCCTATAGCTCAAACAGGTGCACAGTTAGATATGTGGGGTAATCCTCTTCCTATAACACAGCAAACTCCAACTCCTAATAATCTATATAATCCAGCAGTTCCACAAATTGGGGGAAATAATCCTCAAGGTGGAGTGATGAACTTAACACCAAATGCTGCTGCTACAAATGCTACAAATCAATTGCAGATGTATGGAACAGGAGCAAACATTCAACAACCTGGTGCATTAGGTGGTAAGACACCTGATTCTATAAAAGGTATAAATTTACAATCAATAGGCAAGAGCACCACTGGCTTATTAGGTAAACTTGGTGGTGTAGGAGGAATTGCATCAACAGCATCTGCTATAATAGGTGGTATTCAAGGACTGAAAGAAGAAAAGAAAAAATTAAAACAATCAGAACAAGATAAGGCTTTAAGTAATCTCACTCTTCAGGCTACAAGCATGAGACCAGAAAAGATTAAAAATAAATATGTAAGACCAGAAGATGCAATGGTTCAACCAGAACAATTATTTCCTTCCTATGGAGTGGGTACAAATGTTCTTACAGCAAAAGATGGTATGCAAGTTGGTGGTAATCTTGGAGAGATACAAAACACCTATGCTCCTAATAACCTATATGATGATCTTGGATATGAACCACTTAGTGATTCTGAAATTGTAAAACAATACAGAGCTGGTGGATTTATGCCAAGAGCACAGAGTGGATTTCAACAACTATCAGATTATTCTAGTGCAGGGGGTGCTGATCAAGCAGGTCAGTTATTTGGTGCAGCAGGTAGTGCAATAGGTGGAAGTGGATTTAAACAAAATGCTGGTTCTCAGTTGGGTGGAGGAATTGGTAAAGCAGCAGGAAGTTTAATAGGAGGACCTATAGGAGGACTTATAGGTAGTGCCCTTGGTTCATTAACTGGTGGTCTTTTAGATAAGAAAGGTAAGAAGATAGCAGCTAATCAGAAAGCTACACAAAAGAATGTAGAAACAGGAGCATTTCAATCAGGAGCTCAGGCTTTACAATCACAAAATTCAGCATTTGTAAGAGATGGTGGTCTTGTTCCTTATGAAGAAGGTGGATGGGTTTCTCATGATTGGCAGCCACAAGTTATTGCAACTTTTGGTGAGCATAAGATGAGTGATCTTTTAAAACCTGATCCTATGATGAATACATTGAGAGCTGGTGGACACATTAGTCAAGATTATGTAGAACCAAGTCAAAGAGCTTTAGACACTATGGCTTTAGGTGGTGAACTTAAAACTACATGGGGTGGATATGCAGAACCCATGTCTCAAAATCCATATATGCCTGGAACAGGAGAAACAGTTATGTTTAGAGGAAAGAGTCATGATGAAGGTGATGGTAATGGACATACAGGAATAGGTGTAAAGTATGGTGATGGTGGTAAGATGACTGATTATGCTGAGTTTGGAAGTGAAAGTGCAGATGCTGATGTTGAAGTGGAAAGAGGTGAGCCAGCTACAGAAATGACAGATGGTCAAGGACAAAAGAATATGGTGGTATTTGGCAATCTTCAAATACCTAATCAGTTATTAAACCATATAGGAGATCCAAATGCTAAAGGTAAGAAGTTTAAAAACTATGTAGCTGATCTTGCTAAAAAGGAAGCTAAACAAAACAAGATAATTGATAAATCTACAAATAGTATTAATGAATTAAATGTTTATACACCATTTGATAAACTAAATTTGGATGCTCATCAAGCAAATATAATAGGTGCAAATATGAACCTTAAACAATATGCAGATTATAAAATGAATGCTGCAGCTGTACAAAATGCAATTAATGATACAGCAACAGAACATGGACTTGATGCAGATCATCTTGCTAAAGGTAAACACATTAAAGACAAAGAAGCTATGAAACAACAAGCTAAATTTGGTAAGGAAATATTTAAAGCACAAACAGGTGTCACCTATCCTGTATATGATGCTGATGGTAATATTGCTTCTTATGTAGATGAAAATGGTGCTCCTATATCAGCACCAGCAACTACACCTGTAGCTGCAGCTCCTACAGCAGCTTCTACAATTCCATCAACTATAGATCCTGCTAAGTATGCTGAGGTGAAGAAATTATATGAAGAAGCTAAAGCAGCAGGAAAGAAGAGTAAAAAAACAGCAGAGTTTCAAAAGAAGTTTCATGAATATTTTCCTGATTTTGCTAAAGAAGTTATTCTTTCAAGTCCTGAAGGTGTGACATCAAAAGGAAAAAGTAAATATAAAACAATAGAAGATTTAAAGAAAGCTCCTATAGAGGATGTTCTTTCAACAAATGTAGATGAATACTTTGGTCCAAGAACAGAACAGTATATGGCTAAATTAGAAAAATCAATACAAACACCACCAGTTACACCACCATTAAAAACATCTACCACTACACCAACTACCACTCTTCCTCCTTTAGATATGGTGGAACCTCTTAAGAGAAACAAATGGATAGATGCTGCTAATCAACTTCTTCCATATGCAAGACCTAGTGATCTTGATTATAGAGTTGATCTAAATCCAGAAATGACTGCTCTTTCTATGAATCAATTAGAACCAGTTCAAGCACAACTCTATCATCCTCAACTCTTAACACCCTATGATGTTTCTTATCAGGATCAGTTAAATGAAGTGACTGCTCAAAGTAGAGAAGCAGAAAGAATGGCTGGACAAAATCCTGCAGCTGCAGCAGCTATAATGGCTCAAGCAAATCGTAGCAAGAGTCAAATATTAGGAGAGCAATTCAGACAAAACCAAGGTCAGAGAATGGGTGTTTATAATCAAAACATAGCATCTCTCAATGATGCTCAACTTAAAAATCTTGGAATCCTTGATACTCAATATGGTAGACAAGCAGAAGCTAAATCTAAAACTAAACAACAGGCTATAGAAGTGGCTAAATCAATAGCTGATAAAATTGATAAAAACAAGTTGGAAAATAAAACATTAGCTGTATATGAAAATACATACAACTATAGATATTCTCCAAGTGGTAGAATACAAAACTACAATCCTCTTCAACAGTTTGATGTAGCTCTTGGTGGTTCAGGAACAGGTAAAACAAGTGGTGGAATTGCTCCTGGATATGAGTTTACATATGATGCTTCTGGAAATATTATTGGTACAAAGAAACAAGCAAAAGATGAAACTGGTAAAAATGGTGTTAAGATTAAATCTAGAAATGGATCTATTGTAAAAGCCATCAAAGGTTTATAACCAATTCAATTATAGTAGATTACCAAAACTCATTATATCACTTGGTAATTATAATATTTTAAATTACATTTGCTAACACAATTATTATGGCAAGCTGGACAGACGCAATAACACAATTTAATCCCTATGTATCAACACTTCCTGTTGATGCAATGGTGAAGGTGGGTCAACTAAAACAGGCTCAATATGAACAGGGTGTACAGAAAATACAATCTCAGATAGATAATGTGGCTGGTATGGATGTTTTAAGAGATGTAGATAAGAACTATCTTCAATCTAAACTGAATGAACTTGGTGGTAATTTAAGAACTATAGCTGCTGGAGATTTCTCTGATTTTCAATTAGTTAACTCTGTTGGTGGTATGGCTAAACAAATCACTAGAGATAAGAATGTACAAAATGCTGTTGGTTCTACAGCTTGGTATAGAAAGCAAGCTCAGGAAATGGAATCTGCAATAAAGCAGGGAAAGTCTTCTCAATCAAATATTTGGGATTTTAATAATAAAGCAAGTAAATATATTTCCTCACAAAACTTAGATGATACATTCTCAGAGAGATATGTTCCTTATACAGACTACCAAAAGAAGTGGACTGATATTCTTGGAAAGTTACATTCAAATCTTACACAGGAGGACATAACTAATGTAATGGATGCTAATGGGAATGTTGACCATAATAAACTTGCAGCAGCTATGACAAGAGTGAAAGATGAAGGAATTTCTGCAACTCAGATAGAAAATGCAATTAAATCTAGTCTTAGACCAGATGATATTGATCAAATGACTATAGATGGTAGATATCAATTTAGAGGAGCATCTGTAGAACAATTACAAAAACACTATCAAAATATATACGATTCTGAAGTGAAAACTCTTGATAGTAGAATAGTAGGTCTTCAAGGAATTGTAAATTCAAGTGGATCAAATCCAGTTTTAAAAAACAAGGCACTTACAACAATTGATGAACTGAATGCTAAAAAAGTGGAAATGTCAAAAGGTTTACAAACTAGATTTGATGACATAGTTGCAAACCCAGAACAAGCAAAAGGAGATATATATAAAGATGGAGCCATTTCAGAATTTGCAAATTCATTCTCTTGGGAACATCGTACTCTTGAAAAAATGACTAATCCTGAATTAGAAGCTGCTCATTGGGAAAAAACTTATGGATTACAAGTGGCAAATGCTCAACTTGAAAGAGATAAGTTTGGTTATACAAAATGGATAGATGGAGAAAAGTTAGGTATAGAGAGACAAAAACTAGATATTGAAATAAGTAAGCTATATGGTAGTGCATCAGGATTTACAACATATCTTGGAGAAGGTACAAATTTAAAAGATCCCAAGACAGCAATGCAAATGGATGCTAATCAAGCAGATCTAACTGCTAATACAGTGATACAAAATTATGCAAAGAAGTTTGGAAAAACAATAGCAGCAGCTGAAGAAGATTATAAAAAATTTATAGGAGGAGATAAAACTGCAATTGATGTTACATATAGAGAACAAATGGATGTTGCTAGAGATAGTAGAATTAAAGCTGCTAGTATAAATGCAGCCATTAAAACTGCTGAAAATGAAGTTAATGCAGATCCTACAATAGCAGCAAGCAGTAAAACATTTAATGCATCTCTTAATAGTAAGCGAGGATTAGATATTACTATTAGTGGAAAGATGCAACATTTTACACCAAAAGAATTATGGGAATATATAAATAAAGAAAAAGTGGTGGGAGGTGTTGGTGAAACTGCTGGTGGTGATTATTTATCTATAGATCAGTCTGGATTGAATGAAAAAGAAAAAGCTCTTTATAGTATACTTGGTAACACTAGATATAGTGTAGATCGTGATAGACTACCTAAAAATAAAAATCAACAAGTTGTATCTGATGTACTATCTAGCTATAATGAATTAGGTCCTAAGTTTAATGCATATAACACTGCATATAACACTGCCTTAGCAGATAAGATAAGAACAAAAGCTGGTAAGTATATTCCTTCTGTAGCTAATATAAATGTTAGTAATAAAGATGGTGCTCTTTCTAGAGATAATATGGAAGGAATAATTGGAAGTGTACTACTTAAATATAATGATCCTTTTGGAGGAACTCCTGGTGGTTCTGCAGAACTTTCAAATAGTGATGCACTTGCTGCACAAGACATGTTAGCAAGTAAAGACAAAGATAATATTCAATATAAAAAGGTGATACAGGGAGATAAAACTTATGCATTGATGCTATTGGGATCTAAACAAGTGTTGGTTCCCCTTACATCAGAAGAAGCAAAAGGACTTCCAAAATCAAAAAATGAACCATCTCAACAAGAAGTTGATGTAAAATATGCTCAGCAATTAGGAGGTGGAAATACAAATGTTACAAGTCGTCCTGAGAACTCATATTTCCAAACAAATAAGTTTGTAAATGTTAGAAATCTTAGTGTAACAGCAGATCTTAATGCTAATGCAAGTCCTGGAAGTGGATTGAGTTATATCAACTTAAATATAAAAACTCCTAGTGGTTGGAAAAACTTACAGCTTGATGATAATCCTATGGATGTTCCAACTGCAATAAATAGAATAGGGTCTTTGACAGACATGGATATTAAACTATTATATTTAGCTAATCCTAATGTTCCAGAACGTTGGAAGGAAGAAATTAGAAATCTTTAAATAATTTTACGAATGCCTGATTTTGACAAAGAGTTAGCCCCAACAATCAAAATTGCACCACCAAAACAATTTGATTTCACTTCTCGTGCACCTATCCCATATAGTCCATCATTCACTGCACAACCTGCTGTAGGTACAGATCAACTTAGCATATTTGATAAGTTGAATGCTGATACACGAAATTCCAATCCTAATGCAAAAGGTGTATTTATAACTAATAAGGAATTATCAGAAAATAAAAGATATCGTACATTCAATCCTACAATAGATGATTATGAGGATTTTGCAGGATATGGACAAAGTGCTGTAGATCAACTTGCTAATGGTATAGTTAAAATGGCTGGAACAGCTGTAGGAACATTCCTTCAAGGTTTTGCCACACTTCCTAATACAATTGCTGCATTAAAGAATGGTAAAGCTGCTAATTTATCAGGAGGACCAGATGGTTATGAAGCAGCTATAGATAGTTGGACTAAGAACTTAGAAGATGAGTTTCCTAACTATTATACACAACATGAAACAGAACATCCATATTGGGCAGCTGTTCCATTTGCTAAAGGTTCTGCTAACTTCTGGGGTGATAAGGTGATAAAGAATATAGGTTTTACTGCTGGTGCTATTGGTTCTGCTATTGTACAAGATGCTGCTTTAGGATTTGTTACAGAAGGATTGGGAGAGATTCCATTAATAGGAAATCAAATTGGTAAAGCATCTCTCTATCTTAATAAACTATTCTCTGCTGAAGGTAAATTAGGAAGAGTTCTTGGTTCAACAGGAGAATCTGATCTTTCTATTTTATTAAATCAAGCATCTAAAGATGGAATTACAGGAGAAAAATTACTAGATCTTAAGAAACTTCAAGAAGTTGGTAAATATACAAAACTTACAAGTGGATTTAGATATGGAATGAGTCTTTATGGATCTGCAAGAACAGAGGCTGCTGTTGAGGCAAGAGATGGATATAACCAAGTGAAGAATGAATTGGTTAAACAATTTAAAGAAGATCCATTAAATAATGGTGAAGAACCAGTTGGTAAAGATTTACAGGATATAGAAGATGCTGCAACAAATGCTATGAATACTAGGTTTGGTATTAATATGGCTATTCTTACAGTGAGTAATGCTATTCAGTTTGATAATCTTTTTAAATCATTTACATCTGCTAGTAAGAAAGGATTCACAAGTTCTATTACAAGAGATATAGAAGAAGCTGGAAAGATTGGTCTTAAGGAAGGATCTTTAGATGTATTTGAAAAGAAAACTACAGAAGGAGTTCCTGGTAAGATATGGGACTTTGTAAAACCTAAAATAGCTAACATCTTTTCTGAAGGTGTATATGAGGAAGGTGGACAGTATGCTGCTGAAAAAGGTACACTTGACTACTACACTAGAAGATATAATCAATCAAAGAACAAAGATCCTAAGAAGGCTGATCATTGGGATACACTTAATGAAATTATTGCTTCTACAGGAAAAGGACTTTCAGATCAGTTTGGTAGCAAAGATGGTATAGAAAATATGTTTGTAGGTGCTCTTTCTGCACTAGTTACAGGTGCAGGAATGAAAGCAATAGATAGAATAAAAGGAGAAAGTGGAGAAAAAAGATTACAAGCTTCCATTAACATATTAAACCAACATGGACTAACAGGAATATTAGCAAATCAATATAAGGATACAGTTAACAGTTTAGGTATTGCTGCTGATATGCAAGATGCTGTTAAAAACAAAAATGTGTTTAAGTATAAAAACTTTAAACATGATATGTTCTTCAACTTTGTTAATTCACGTTTAGGTTCTGACATGCATGATGTAACACTTGAACAGTTGAATATGCTTAAAGATCTTCCTAAAGAGGAGTTTGAAAAGCACTTTGGAATGGATTTTAATGAATCAAATAAAAAAACTGTTGCTGAATATGTAGATGCATTAGTCACTAAAGCAAACAGTATTAAAAAATCTTCAGATGTAATTAACTATACATTTAAAAATCCATTTAAGAAAAGTATAAATCCTAAAACTGATGATGAAAAACTTGATTCAATAAAGCATGACAAGTTTAATGATTGGAAAACAGAACTATTATATCAATCAAGTATCAATCAAGATACAAAAGATAGACTATCATCTATTCAACAAAAAGTTTCTGGAATAAATGCTCTGTTAAATAATGATCTACTTGCTACACTTACAGATCCAAAGTCTTTAAAAGAGTTAGGAAAGTCTTATGAGGAACAAGCTACACAACTAAGTGCAACAATTAATAACTTAACCACTCCTGAAGAAAGAAAGAATGTTAAAGATAGAATAAAAGCTTTACGTAGTCTTTCTGAAAGAATTAATATTGATATTAATAATAAAGTTCCTGATATTAAGACATTTAGTAAATTGTTGAATTTTGAAATGAACAATCAAGATTTTACAAAAGATGATGTCATCTCTCCTGAACATCTAGTTGATTTACATAATTTTGGAAATGATGTTAATAATCTTAAAGAAAGAAAAGCAATTGCTGCTACAGCATATGATGTTCTTTCAAGTAAGGAAGGTTTTGAAAAATATTATGCAGAACCAAAAGAAAAAACAGAAGAACCTACAACTGCTGCAACAGAACCTATTGTTCCTGATGATGCAGCTCATGTATTTGTAAACAAAGCAGGAGATAAAGAAATAGGACAAGTGGGAAGAGAATATCAAATACCTTCTTCTAAAATTGCTAATATAGATAAAATTGCTGATGATAGATGGCAAGTGACAGCTCCTAATGGAGATATTACATTTCATGACACAGAAGCTAAAGCTAAAGAGGCTGCTGATGAATTAAACCAAGACTTTGCAGATCTTGCTAAAGTGAAGGTGTTAGCTCTCAATCCTGATGGTACATTCAAGGTGGAAGATCTTGCTGGTAATATTCAAAACATATCTGCTGATAAATTACAGGGATATGAGAAGTTAGAATCTGAACAAGAGAAGTTACAGAAGTTTGCTGAAAAGATAGAGAAAGAACAAGTAGAATTACAACTTAATTCTGGTACAACTATTACAGGAAATCCTAGCACAGAAGCATTTCACCAAGAGGGTAAGTTAAAGCCCACACCAATATTCTTTATATCTGGAATATCAGAATCAGAAGATAATATAAATGCTCTTACACAACCTCTTCATGTAAGAAACTCTAGAGTGTTTTTAAACAATGTTAAAAACTTTGAAAATAGAGGAAGCATCAGAGCAATCCTTGTCACTCCTAATCAAGAGAAAGCATTAGGGTTGGATGGACTTACACAACTGTCTTATGGAACAAATGATATGTCTACATCAACTGATTTAGACAAAGGATTTGTCGCACAAGTATTTGTTGAACAAGTTGGTAATGATGTATATTTTGTAAATAAAGAAGGTAAGAGATTAAGTAAGATAGGTGAGCAAGTTGATATGTCAGAAGTGATATTTCAAACTATGCCCACCACTGAGATATATTATGATTTCAAAGATGCTAAAGGAAATCCTGTTCCTAGGTTTAGACAAAATGAGGAAGCTCAGTTTAAAGCACATGCAGCTGCATGGAAACTTACAAGAGCTACGTTATTTGCAGCCCCTGCAAATGAATATAAGTTATACAGCTTCACTGTTTCAAGAGGTATTCCTATTGAAAATGTTACAGAAGAAAAAGATGCTACAGGAAAGACAATTAAAGTGAAAGAAAGAAATGCTGTAGGAAATTTATTAATTCCAGAAGATAAGATTGGTAGTCAGGAAGGACTGATAGTTATCCCTACAGCAGGAAGCATTTCTCATAATGGTCAAGTGCTGAAGTTTCCTAATGGAAGACCTGTATTACAATATGGAGATACATTACAATTCTTAAATAACAGAAAGTTTAATAGTAAAGAATCTGCTACAATCTATCAGGTGATAAAGAAAATGTCAGAAGTTCTTACAAAAGATAAGACATTAGATAGAGCAAGTGTAGAATTCTTACAAAATGTATTATATTATAGAAAAACAAATGATACAAGTGGTAATCAAATCTATATAGATACAGACACTATGACTCTATATTTAGGTAAAACTGCCTATGATGTAACTGATATTGCTAATAAGGAACAAGAAATAACTGATCAACTAAAAGATACATTCAATAGTATTAATAATGACTCTCTCACAAAGAAGTTTAATGATAAGTTTTACGAATACTATTTAGATGATAGTGATACATTACAGGAAAGAGAGTGGGACAATTATCAATCCTATCTACTTTCACAAGTGAATCCTGATGGATCAAAAAGATCTGTTGAGAATATTCCTTTGTCAACATCTGTAGCACAACAATCACCTTCAGTTCCATATTCATACAAACAAAAATATGCCACTCTAGAAGGACTTGAACTTCCTGTACAAACAGTCGTTGCTCCTATAGTTATTACACCAGTTGTTGGAACACCTCCTATCACCACTAAGATAGGAAATAATGATATGGAGGGTAAAGTGGTGAATACAGAAAACATAAAATCTATTGGAGATATACAGTTTACATCAACATACGATGAAAATGGTAATGTATCTGTAACACCAATCACTAACACTCTTATTAAGGAGATGGCAAAGGATGATGCAAAACTCACTCCTTACATTAAATTCTTAGAAGGACTTAAAGATAGTGAAGGAAACAGTGCATATAGTCTTACAGATACAAATGAACAAATCCTTTTAAAGTTTATAACAATAGCTTTAAATGATCGTTTAGAAAAGCAAAAAGCTGCAGAGTTAGCAGCTACTCCTATTATTACACCAGCTGCTCCAGTGGTTGTACAACCTACAGCTGCATACGATCCTAATAAAACATCTGATCCTGATGAAGAATACAGAAGAGTGGGAAAGGGTACACAGCAGAGAATGACTGATGCTGAGATTCAATTGTTTAAAGCATGGGCTCAAGAAAATGTTCCTAATATTCCTTGGGAGGTTTTAGAAAACTTAATTGATACATATGATGGAGAGAAAGCTTGGGGTGTGTATGAGAATGGTGTAGCTAAGTTTGTTCGTGGTGGGTTAAGAGGTACAGAATACCATGAGATATTTGAAGGTATTTGGAAAGGAATGCTTACAGATGAAGAAAGAACTGCACTTATTGATGAGTTTAAATCTAAGAGTGGTACGTTCCTAGATAGAGAAACTGGTAAGCAAATTGAATATTCTGAAGCTACAGATAGACAAATCAAAGAAAGAATAGCTGATGACTTTGCTGATTTTAGACTAGGTAAACTTCCTGCTAGATCATTGGGAGAAAAGATTGTAAACTTCTTCAGAAGGATTTTAGAATTTGTTAAATCATTCTTTTCAAAACCATCTCTAAAAACAGAGATGTTCAAAGCAATTGATACAGGAAAGTTTAAAGAAAGAACATTAAATCCTACAACAATAAATGAAGCTGCTGAATATAGAAGAGTGGGAAACTTTACAGAGGAACAAACTCATGAGTTTATAGATGATATGTCAGCTAGAGCTTCTTTTATTTTATTTGGTAGTTCTAAAAGAGCAATATTTGATATTGTTAATTTTACAACATTAGATGTATTTAGCCAAATAGAAAAACAATTTATTAAAGAAGGTAAAAGACAACAGATGTCTGATGCTGATTGGTTTGAATTTGTTGGTAGAACAAAAGAAAATCTTCGTCCATTAGGAATTAGTTTTGATCCAGAAAGAAGAGGTGACATAAATGATGAGAGTTCAAATAAGAACGATTATGCTTCTGAAACATTTTCTGTAGATTATAAGAAGCAGTCTCCAGGAGCAATTAAACTTACATTAGGAACTCTTGTTGAAACAGAAGCAACTAATCAGGAAACTCCTAACTCTTTAAAAATGCCTAAGGCTAAGTTTAGTTTTTATGCTAAAGGATATAAATTATTAAATTTTAGTAGAGCATTTGCTACAGTGATAGATAAGATTTGTAATACTAATAAAGTGACAAAGGCTGTAGATAAACTTATAGATCTTGCTAAATATGATGCAAATTATGTTAGATTTTTTCATAGACTTGGTGGAGATTTAAATAATGCCACTATAGATTTTTCTAAATTTGAACAAGAAGATTGGAGATTGTTTGTACAATTTATGCAAACATTTGCTAAACAAAAACCTGATGCGTTAATACAATATAAAACTGGTGATGAGGTTTATACAGCTCCTGCTAATTTATATGGAGTGATTAAACAAACACAGAACAAGTGGGTTGAGAATGTTAAAGCATTATCTAAACAAAAAGATTCTGTAATATTCCAAGATAGAGAAAATAGAACATACAACGTTAATAGAGAAAAGTTAGCTAATGTGAGTATTAAAACTCCTCAACAGCAGATTGATTTCTTGAATAGCCTTGGTATAGAGTTTCCATTAGAGGTTTATAACAAACTAAAAACTGAAGGAAAGGAAAACCAGAGAAGAAGGTTCAATGATGCTGTAAGTGCAATATTCACTTATTTAGGAAAAGATGAACTTGGTGACATACCTATAGCTAGTATTACAGGAGCTACATTAGGAGTTAACACCCAAATGAATACACTTGCTGAACTTCTTGTTAGGGTGCTAAACCCTAATCAGGATAGCACCTATTTTGGTGTTGATGGTAAGAGAAGACAATCATTTAGTGATAATAATGCTCCATCTTCATTTGAGAATGATTTTAATGAATGTGAAACACTTGCTGAACTCCTTATAACAAGACCAGAACTAAATGATGTTTTCTCTAGAGGAAGTCAAGTGCTTAAACCAGGTGGGCTATTCTTTAATAGTGCTGGTGTTAGAATTAAATCAATGAAAGTTAAATACATCCAAGGTACAAAAGAGTTGGATGAAGATAAAGGAATTGTAACTTCTAAACTAACTATAGGAGATAGATTTACACAAGAGATTAATCAAAATCTAAATGGTGACTATTATATATTAATTCCTGCAGATGGTTCTACAGAATGGATGATGAATCTTGGAAACAATATTAGCTTCTTAGATTTTGAAACTGGTAGAGCTACAAATAAGATTAACACTACGTTTATTGGATATTTAAGAGATGATATTGCATTAGCAATGGATTTTAAAAATAGAGAACGTTTAAAAAGTATTAAAGACAGAGCTAAAGAATTACGTTTCTTTAAGGATATTCTTTCTCCAAAAACATTAATTGGTGTAAATAATCTAATTTCTACAAATGCTACACAGGCAGAAATTGATAAGTTTATTAAAGATAATTTAGTTGATATTCAAGAATCTATACAAACCTATATAGCAAACACTGTAGATGAGACAATAGACATTCTTCAAAAAGGTCAACAAGTGTTATCCACTAAAGAAGGTTGGTCATATAAAGGTCTTGATGATAAGTTTTTACAAAGAGAAAGTAAAGGAAGACAATCTAGACTAAATAAGAATAAATTATCAGAACAAGAATTACATAGCATTATTGGCTTTGCAAATGCAAACTATATAATTAATAACATAGAATATCATAAAATCTTATTTGGTGATCCTTTTCAATTTGCTATTAAGGATGGTCAGCTAGAGGAAACTAAGCGTATTAAATCTTTCCTTTCTCCTAGAAGAACTACATTTGATTCTCCTGAGTTTAATAATCATCTCAATGATAAATATAACAAAGCAGGTGACATTAAACTAACTCCTAAAGATTTTGGATATCATCAACACAAGTCTTACACTAACACTGTTACAGTTAAGGATGTGAATGTAGCTGGTAGTCTGGCTGCATTAGTTTCTGCATATGGACGTACAAATGAAGCTGATGCAATGTCATGGCTTATGGATGGTACATACAGAGAGATTAAACAAAAGAACGGTCAATGGTCTGATGAAGCAGAAGCTTTTCATCAATGGCAAATGGCTTACACAAGAAACAAACTTGCAGAGAAAGGAAAATACACTTATTCAAACGAAGCTCTTAAGAAACAAGATGCTAAGATGATTGAGAAAGATTCTCCTAAATATACAATAGAAGTTCTTAAACCTATTGTATCTGGAAACAAGCACAATAAAAACATCTTTGATCAGGTGTTAGATAAGTTTTCTCAGATGCCTATTTATTATAGCATGGTGGAAGACACCAATCTTGAAAAGTTATACCTGAAGATGAAAGAAAGAGATACAGGATATATCATTATGGAGAGTGGTAGAAAGGAAGGTGCTGAAGAATTATATTCATTGTATAATACAGATGGTTCTTTTAATGAGTCTGCTTTCAATAACAAGATACAGGTTCCTTGGAAAATCTATGGTATTCAGGTGGAAACTACACAAGAGGGTGAGAAACAACAAACTAGAGGATCTCAGCTTACGAAGATTGCAAGTATGGATCTTTTTGATAATGGTGTTGCGAGTGAGGCAGCTCAAAAAGAATACAATCGTAATGTTGAACTATTAAATATGATGCATGAGAATGCATATAATGAACTTCTTCTTAAACTTGGTATTGAGGAAATCAATGGTGAGTTTATAATGAAGGATGGTAGATCTGTTTCTGAAACTCTTATGCATGAAATGCTAAGAAGAGAGATGGCAGATAATGCTAAAGACACTATACAGCTTGATGAAAATAACCAATTTAGAATTCCATTTGAAGCTTCTCCTTCTTATATGCAAATAAGAAGTATTATCTATTCAATGGTTGATAAAGCTATTGATCGTCCAAAGATGGCTGGTGGTGCTCACGTACAGGTTCCTGTTACAATGTTTGAAAAGGCCACTAAGAATAGAGGCATTGCGATGAAAGATGATAAAGGAAACTGGATGAAACTTTCACAATCACAATACAATTCTCTTACAGAGGAGCAAAAGAAAGATGTTGTATTAACAGATGATACATTAAAGTTTTACACTGAAAAAGATCCTTATTGTGAAATCATGCTTCCTTACTGGTTTAAAGAAAAACTTAGTAAAGGAAAATATAAAACTGATAAGGATATACTAACCTACCTAAATAAAACAGATGAAGGAAGAAGTATATTAAGAGGAATAGGTTTCCGTATTCCTACACAATCTCTATCTTCTGCAGAAACATTTAGAGTGAAAGGTTTTCTTCCTCAATACATGGGTGCTACAGTGGTAGTTCCTTCAGAAATAACCACTAAGGCTGGATCGGATTTTGATATAGATAAACTAAACATGTATCTTAAATCCATATACACAGATAAGAGTGGTAATATACGTTTAATTAAATATCAAGGAAGTGAAGAAGCTACAAAAGAATTCTTCAGCACTGTATTTGATCAAAAGCTTGAAGGTAATATAGTTAAGAAAGGAGAACTGTTAGAAGCTGTAGATATTATGACATTAGGACTTGATGATCCAAAAGGTCTTATGGAGAAATACTCTGACATGATAGATAGCTTAATGGAAGAATATACAGATGGTTCAGATCTTTCTGGTGATATAGCAAAACAACTAGAAGAGTTTGGAAATGAAAATATGCAAGCTGCTCTTAAGGAAAAGTTTGTAAAAAGTATGTACAAGAAAGCTCTTGAGAATGAATACTATGATTCTCTTGAGAAGATGATTACACTTCCTGAAAACTTTGAAAGACTCATATCTCCTGTAGATGATGCTGGATTAAAGAAGCTGGCTAAAACATTAGATGGTTTAAGAGATGTTGATGAATCAACTATACCAAATAGAATCTTAGATAGAAACTATATGACTTCTCTTAGACATGCATTTGTTACAGCTAAGAGATGGGTGGGTATTGCTGCTGTTAATATTACAAATCATGCACTTTCACAGAAGTCTAAAGTGTTTATTGATCAAAGAAGATTTGCACTTGCTTCAGCATTTGATCAGAAGTTTTTAGGAGATGGTAGAGTGATTCTTCCACATAATGCAGTGACTATAGATGGTGTAGAATATCCCTCTCTATCAGGAAGAACAGTTAAAAATAGTAAAGAACTTATTTCTGCAAGACTTTCTGGATATGCAACATCATTTGTGGATGTGTCAAAAGATCCTTACATTCTTAAAATCATATCAAACGATCTAATCATAGGAACAACTATGTTATTAGAAAGAATTGGGTGTGGGGAAAGAGGTGCATATTTCTTAGCTCAGCCTATTATTTCTGAATATATAACAATGCTTGAGAACCATGGTCAAAAAGGATTGTTTGGTAAAAGAAACCTTGAAGCAATAAGGGCTAAGTTTATATGTACAGAGGCTGAATATGATAATGCAGAGATAGATGTTAGTGAAGCTGGTTTAAAAGCTAACATTAAAGAATATAGTGAAAAGAAAAGATTTGGAGATAGTAGAAGTAATGCTGTACAGTTAAAGGTGTTAGATGAGTTCTTGAAATATGCTAAGATGGCTAGTTATAATTTTAAGTTTACACAAGCTGTAAATTATGACACCACTAAATTTACAAGTGGAGATACATTGTTTAGAAAACAATATAGAACAAGACAAGCCCTTAATACAAATATTATTTCTTCTGTTCAAAATATTTTAGATAACTCCCATATAGGAAAACAATCATTGGTGATTGATTCTTCTATGGCTGCAATGGGTGCTATTTTTAAATTTGAGCAGGATGAATTTAGAGGAATATTAGATCCAATATTAGAAAGAATATTAGATGCTAATGAGTTTATGAGTGAAGATGAATATGAAAAGGTGGCTAATAAGATAAGAACATCTTTTATTGACTATATTGTACAAACTAAAGGAGCAGCTAATATTGATATTCAAGCACTTATGGTTGCCACTGGTACATCAATTGATACACAGCTAGCTGCTGCTAAAAAAGACCATCCAGAAATTAAAATTCTACAAGACTTTGAGATAGTTACATCTAATAGAGAAGGTGGTGCAAAAAGCATAAAACTAAATGCCAATATAAAAGAAGCATATGATGAGAATCTCTATACAGGAATGATGAGAGAGTTAAGAGATAATCCTAGTACAAATGAATTGTTTAAGAACATTGTACTATTATCCATCCTACAAGGAACATATCAGTCAGCTATATCAATTAAAAACATTGTTCCTATAGAAGACTATAGTGCTATTGTGTCTCCTATTATTTCCCCATTAGTAGCAAGTGAAGATCTTAATCATTTTGCAGACAGTGCTTTTGCTACAGGCAATTGGAAAGATGAAAACATAATGCCTACATTCAACCCTATGTTCTTTTCAACATCTAAAGATGAAGAACCTGTAGATATACAAGTGAATGCCTGGGGAGATGTTATAGGTGAGGTTTATCAATATTATTCTCCTTTGTTTGAAAACATAGAAGCATATAATATTGAGGCTACAGATAGAAAAGTTTTAGTGCTAAGTGAAAAATATGATTCAGACTATTTAGCAAACGATCATCTTAAGGTGCCTAGGGTGGTTACAAACCCTTGGACAGGAGTGAGAGTTGATATGAGAACAGGACGCACTATTTCAGATGAAGACTATCGTATAATGAAGAGAGCTGGTGATAATTCTCTTAAAGACTATTATGGCTATCAAAAAGTTAGAGATGTTCTTGGGAACCCACTAACTTATACAAAAGAAACATATAAGGGAACAATGACCTATCATGTATACAAACTTGTTAATTTAACAGGTGATGGTCAATTGCTTTCTGAATATTATGACTATAATAAACCATCTGTTGTAAATAATGGTACAATAAGAATTAATGAAGTGATTCCTGATTCACATTTAGTTTCATATTATGCAGGTGTTTTAGATTCAGATGTCATATCTTCGTATAATAAAGCTAGACAAGAAAAACAAATACAACAGATGATGCAACAGGAAGAAGAAAATAAACTTGCAGCAGCTACACCAGAAATTAAGCCAATAGAAATAAAATCTGCTCCTGAAGTTGTAGAACCTGGATTAACAAAAGAAAAGGTTGAGGAACAAAGAAGATTTACATTTAAAGAAAATGGATTTGCTTTTGAAGGAGAAGCACAATATGATGATGAGATTGGTGGTACAATTGAAATCTCTGGAAAAGATGCAATCTTTACAGATGACCAAAATCCAACAGGAATCACCATCAATGACTATCTTAAGGAGAATAATATCACTAGAGATAATTGGGATGGTCCTAATGTAAGTGCTAAGTTAAGAACACTTGCTTGGATTCAGTTTAAGAGTATAGATAAGATTAATGATATATACGACACTAAACTATCTAAGCTTGGTGAAACTCCTACAGTTGAACCTGTAAAACAAATTGAAGCTCCAGTTATAGAGAAAGTTACACCTGTAGTGGAGAAGAAAGAAGCCCCTGCTGTTAAAACTACAACAAAACTAGCTAAATGGCACAACAGTCTTTCTTCAGAACAGAAAACTTTATTATATCAAAAGGTTGGTTCGTTGGAAAGAATCATGAATTTATATGATGAGATTCCATTTGATTATTCTGAAGAACAATATATTGAAGAATTAAAATGTAAATTATAATTATGAGCTGTATCAATCCAAATATTACAAATTTTAAGAAACTAACTGCGATTTATGGAGCTGATTTAGCTGAATCTTTTGTAAGAGGATATTCTACTAATGTTAGAAAAATGAAGGAAGATTTCTTCTATCCTACAGCAGTTCAAGTGAAAGATTGGTTAACAGCTGATAAGAAAAAAATTCCTGCAATAATAACAAAAGCACTTAAGATTAATCCTAATCTATCTGCAGATGCAATTAAAGGTTTGTTAAAGGGAGTGATTAATAAATATCAAGGTTCATTCTTTATTACATCAGGATGGGTGAACAATGGCTCCTTAGTAATGAAGCAAGAAGTTTTGGAAACTGTTCATAAGCCAAACTTAGCAGTGATGCAAGAGCTACAAAGAAGTTTTCCAAATATATTTAGAATCATTGATACAAGAACAAATCATGTTAAAGTTGTAGAGATTAAGAATGAAGGAGGTCCTATTGCTTCAGAAACAGAAGGACGTACAGCTGATAATAAGATTAGAAGTAAATATTTCAGTGATGGTTTGATACAAAATGTAGCAACTGTATTAGAGAAAATAGCTAATTCTATACATCCATTAAACAAGCTTGCAACACAGCTACTTACATACGCTAATACAAACAATGTAAAGATTGAATTGGAATCTAAACCTTATTTTGCTAGTGTTAATTCTGAAATAAAACAAGCTGGTGGATATTACAATCCAGAAACCAACACTATTCATATTGCTGAATTTGCAAGTGTAAAGAATGGTCTTTCAGAAAAACTTTTATTACACGAGATATTACATGCTCTTTCAAATCGTTCTATAAAGGGAGAAAATAACACCTTTACAAAAGATTTCAAAAGACTGTTTGATCATGCTGTTGAAAAGCTTGGTAAATACAATCCAGAAACAAGAGAAGGATGGTATGGTACACATGATATAGATGAATTCTTTGTTGGACTATTTACAGATTCTAAGTTTGTAAAACAACTTCAAAGCATTGATGCACTTGATAATGTTAATCATAAGAATCTTTTTGAAGAACTTATGGATTATATATTGAAATTAATAGGCATAGATAAGAAAAGTTCTTTATACTCTCAGGCATTTGCAACAGCCACCAATATATTAGACCTTGAAAAAAGTAGAATAGAAAGTGTTGAAGATGAATTAGAACAAGAGTTTGCTAATCAAATTAATAGTGAGGAAGCTATAATGCTTCAAAAACAAGGTGCCACTATAAGCTCAAAAGCTTCTCCTAAGACAATAGCAATGATTAAAGATTTCTTAAAGCGTATAGGAGTTGATGTTCAGTCTTTACAAAACATTGTTATAAATGGAGTTAAACAAGATGCTAATGGTGCTGCTCTAATTATGCAAAAGTTAGTTCAGGTGGTTGATGGTATGGAATCACAATCTCTTCCTGAGGAAGCAATGCACTTTGTTGTTGAAATCTTAGAACAAACAAACCCTGCATTATTTAACCAATTATTAAAAGAGATAAATGGTTATAGAATTCTTGATCAGGTGATAGCTGAATATAGAACAGATCCAAACTATCAAACTAAAGAAGGTAAACCAGATATACGTAAGCTTAAGAAAGAGGCTATAGCTAAGGTGTTAGCAGAAAAAATTATAAATAGTTCAGAGGGCCTTACAGAAAAACCTGAGCTATTAGCAAAGGTTCAAACTTGGTGGTCAAAAATATTAGACTATCTAAAGGGACTATTTATAAAGAGTGGATTTGATCTTGCTGCTATGAAGATTATGTCTGGAGAAGATATTGGTACAGCTGATGATATTAGAGCTGAACAAGGGGATGTCTATCTACAACAAACACAACAGTCTAAACAAGACCAGGCATTTGATAAACTTAAACAGA